TCAAAAGAAATTAAATATCTTCTCACACAGTTCTCCCATGATATAGCAAGCCTGCTCGCCGCTCATATCAATATCGTACGCCTCACAGATGTGCGCCGTAACGTGCAGCAGTTCGTGACCGATTGTATTCACCATCTCGCTTTCTTCTTCTGAGTGTCCGATAGTAACCACGCTCACCTTGTCCTTAACGTTGGAGTAGGTGAGTCCTCTGCTTTCGCCACCGCCTATGAAGTGACGGTAGGCTTTGCTTGCCGCTTCGCTGCCACACCCAATAGTCATAAGCTCGTTACAGAGATACACCGCGTCGTCGCTGCCATACCCAATGAAGCAACGCACATCCCAGTCGTACTTGTCGAGCCTTATGTCACGCCTAATCATAACAAGTCCTCCCAAGGTATAGGCATACCGTTGTGACAGCAGTCGGCATAGAAGCGGTTGAAGATGAAGCCGTCCTTCTGGTCTGTATCATCAACCATATCTTTTACATACTGCGCCATTTGCTGCTCGTCCTTTATCGACTTGCCCCAGAAGTCTGCCCTGCACATATTCGCCACATATACATGGTCGTAGCCGACGAGGTTTTCAAGCTGTAAGCCGTTCGTTTGCAACATCTCCTCGACTTTCTCTTTTGACAGCATCTCCAAACGTTCCTCCTTGCCCGTAGTTGGACTAATCATTCGCATTTGCTTGACAGCCCACTCGCACATCTTCTTGTTGAAGTGATAGCCGTTGTATCTTAGATATGCTATCATTCCTTCGGGCTTCAAGTCGTACATATCCAAAGGCATCTTACATCTTCCCATAATATTTAGGTTTTAAGGGACTGGCAGGGAAGCGAACCTCCCCACCAGTCGGGTTAATTACTTAGTAGCGTCTGCGACCGCGATAACCGCCGCGTCGTTCTCCGTAGCGACCGTCATCGTCATCATCGTACATATCGCGCTCACGGCGTTCGTTCTCGTATCGCCAATCATCGCGATAATCGGGCATAGGTGAACGCTCACCGTATCGACCTTCGCCACGCTGCAAGCTGTCAAGACACGCCATTGCCTTGCCACCATAGCGCAAGCATTTCTCAACGTTCTCAACAAGCTCACCCATCTTGTTCTCTGTGATTTCAATCATATACATAGCTCAAGCATTTTAGTTATTGCTGTTTGACTTTTTCAGTGCCTTTTGCAACATGCTTTCTATGTTTGACAAAGTACCCTCCATGCCGCAGACCTTGGTTTCGAGCTGAGATATTTTCTGCTCCTGCTCCTTGTCTTTGGCAATCTGAGGATTGAGAACACACATTATCTTCTCGCAGTTGCATACCACCTTTTCGTGATAGTCCTTGCTTGCAAGCACCTCCTGCGAGTGTCGTAACATCGCTTCCACTTCGGCAATCATCGCTTCGCGACTTTCGCTTACTACCACATCGCCCGAGTTGGCAATCTGTCCGTTTGAAGGCAGTTGCTTGAACTCTGCTTCACCGTCGGGCAGCTTTACTTTCACATCTACAACCGTTTCCATAGGCTGCGCTGAAAACTGCCCTGGTTGATAGGTAGGGAACTTCGGCTGCGGATTACTTACGCTTACCACCTGTCCGATTTTCAATGTCGGCTCTTCGCCTTTCTCAAGCACATAGAATATGCTGTTTGTTCTTAGTCCACTGAACATACAATTCGCAATTTAGTTGTTAAACAATACCCGTCATTAGCTGAAGGGTGTTAGTATCTCTCTCGAACCAGAGCTGATATACGCCAGTTCCGGCTACGTCGGCAACCGTAAGAGCCGCACCTCCGAACTTGGTGACAGCCTGCGTTACGCCGTTGGTCTCAAAGAGTATCGGCAGCGTGGTCGTTGTGCCTGTCGGTATTGCCTGTCGCAGATTTACGAATACCGTACCTCTGTAATTGGCATTCAAGAAGGCATGGTTCCTGAATGAGAATACCACACCGCTTGTGCCTACCGACACACCGGTAGAACCGATAGCCGCCGACCCTCTTCTGTTGACCCATGAAAAAGGATAACCCCAAATCATAGTCGTTCCTCCAGTTAGATGGTTAGCCCCAAAAGCCGTTAGCTCCGTTGACTCCGTAAAGTCCGTATTGTGCTGCTACGCAGTTTGGGACAGCAACGAACGGCTGGTAAGGTACAGTCGCCGTCTCTGGCATCTTACACTTGATACCTGCAACCTCCTGCTGCAAGCCTGCCAACACCGCATTGATAGGAGCGACCGCCTGACCTACAATCTGACTTGTCATAGCCGACGACTTGAACGTTGAGTTCTCCTCGCGCAGAGCGTCAATCTTGTTCTGCATTTCACGCATTTCGGCTTGCTTCTGACCGTTGACGATAGTCTGCGTGCTGTCCTTGATGGCGTTATGCAAGTCGCAGGTCTGTCTCTGTGTCTCAAAGGCAAGACTTGAGAAACCGCGTTCCTGATTTGTCGCAACGCCGTTGATGGCGTTCTGCAAGGTGTTGGTCTGCTGGCATGTGGCAAGTCTGTTCTCGCAGCAACAAGAAGCGAGCTGCTGTGCAATCTGCATGTTGCCTTGCTGGAGAGCGTTGATAACTTGCATACCGCTCATGCCGACCTGATTGCCCACACCCTGAACCTGCGAGGTAAGAGCCGAGATAGCCGCCTGTATCTGACCTTCGGTTCAGTTAAGCTGTGTAGCAAGGTTGCTTAGAGCGTTTCTGTTTCCACCGATGGCATCCATGAGGAGCGAGCGACCGTAGTCGTTGTTGATTTCATTAGCAATACCGCCTGCGCGACCATTGCCGAAACCACCCCAACCATTACCGCCCCAACCCATGAGGAAGAATAGGAAAATTACCCACATGAAGCCGTCGCCCCAACCATTGCCGTTCTTGTTCATGGCAAGGAGAAGATTAGGGTCAAGACCTCTCTGTTGAAGCAGAGGAGCGAGCAAACTCATCATGCCACCCTGTCCGCTACCTTCATTGCCGAATACATAAGTTTTTGACTCAGACATAATACAATCTTTTTTTTAAAATTTTACCTTAGTTGACTAAACACTATTTCGTAACGTTACACCGCAAAGTTAGCGAGTTACGACGGATAATGTCATAACACGCTCAAAGATTTTATATTACGCTGATAATCAGATATATAAGGTGATAGTCGGTACTATCACATTGCGAAACGTTCTTTCCAATGTTTGAAAAATTGGAAAGAAATGGAAACAAAAAAAGAGAAGCCTCTTTACTTGCCTCTCTTATGTTTTAAAAAGTGAAGAATGTCCCACTTCTTCCAGTACCGTGTGTGTCCGCGCTTCTTGCACTCACCGTTCGGTATCTCGCCACGCTTTACCATTCTATTGAGTGTTGCATCGCTTACACAGAGCCTGTCCTTCACTTCCTCTGCGCTCATCATCGGGTTGAGCATATTAGGAAGTATGTCCTGGCAGAGTGTTTCTATATCATCGTCGCTCATACCGCAAGCCGTCACTTTCTCGCCGTTGCGCTGCTGCTCGTCTGCCTTAAAGCACGAATTGGCAAGCGATTGCAACAACGTGCCGAGCATCTTGTAGCCGAAAATCTTTCTCATAGCATACCTGTTTTAACTGAACATTCTTTTGCCGAGCTTTGATTTACAGCAAAACCAGTCGATAGCTCCGTAGACATACAACAACAACGTGAACGCCATGATTGCAAAGTGTGCCATCACCATCTCGTTTGTTGTGTACCAACTCCAGTAGACAAGGTGTATGGAGTTGACACCGAAGAAGTAGAAGAACGGTATGCGATACTTCCAACACAGCCAGAAGAAGCGTGACGCAAGAATAAGAACCATCGGCAGTATATAGACCATGATGTATATATATGTGTAGCACGCCCAATTTGCTCTGTGCACGGCAAACATCTCCTTTGGATTGCGGCTAAAGTCAAACACGCCGTACATGTGCGCCGTCATTATGAGTATTGGAACCCACTTGCTGAACCAGCGGAAAAACCGCAATATTCTGCGTGAATACTGATTGCCGGACTCTGCCAGCAAAGACATAATTTCCGATATGTCCTTACCCTTCACAAGAGCAAGAAACATCCTTTTATCATCATCGTTCATATTGATTTTATTTAGTTTAATATAACGTTGATTAGTTTTATTTGATGCAAGTTAGTCATTTATTTTCAAAGTTGTATGTTTTGTTATCTTTATTTATATTTATTTAAACACCGTAAAAAACGCAAGTCTTTAGCTCATGGGTAGTTCACTTAAACTCCTTGCCTATCCATCACGGACAGGCAAGGCTCCTGAAAACAAATCACCTTAAACTAAAAAACTAATAACTAACCAATCTACATATTATCTCTTTCTGTGTATCAGCCAAAGCAGCAGTGATATAGCAAATAACACCACCGCTACGACCACCATCTTCCCTGCGAACATCTGCGTCCGCTCCCACCATGTAGCCTTACGCTCAACTGGCACCGGCACTGGAATAGAGTCTGCTCGCAGGATAGACTTGTATATCGTGTCCGTCTTAACGCTCACCCTGTCACGCCATTTGTACACGTTCTTTGTCTTGTATATTGTATCACCTACCATGTAACTCTCGACATAGATGGAGTCATGTACGCGTAACGTATCTGCTTTGTAGTTGGTCTTATACAGCGTGTCGGTCTTGTTGATTACCCGTTCAAGCACAACAGGCTTCGGAGTCGCGCAGCTCGTCATAACAAGCAGGAGCAAGTGCAGCATAGAGCCGACGATGATAGTGAAGCCGTAGCGGCAAATGTCATCCCACTCAATGCCTGGCAGCTTGTATCGCTTCCATTGATACACCTCACGCAGTACCATTACTGGCAGTGCGAGAACGCCCACGAATATAGACGCGATAAACCATCCGATAGCGCCTTGTCGGTTTCGCTTGTTCTCGTCGTAGCCTTCATCGACTACACCGAGCTTGTCTGCCTTGTAGAAAATAAAGAGCGTTGTCGCTCCCAAGATGATGCAGTTCAGTAGCATCAGTATTTCTCTTATATCCATATCCGTTAATTTTTATTGTTATCCACTGCATCCTCCACCGCTTCGCCGATGTCTTTATTCTTGCTCTTAATAAGCGAAATAATAAACCGCTTGATAGAGAACGTGTTTTTGATGCCGTGCAATGCGCATACGTGTCCTACGATGCTGTCAATCTCCCAGATGCACCCGAAGCCCAAACCGATAGCCGCTGTTGTTACGTGGTTCGCCCAACCGAGCGGTTCGAAGATAGCCAAGCCGAGCACCGAGCCGAGTATGAGATATGTAACGTAGTCCACCGCCTTGTTGCACGTTCTTCTGCCTGCTCTCGAAAAACGGAAGTGCTCATGCTTTTTTAGGCTCTCCGACACACCAAACCAAAAGTCGGCGACGATGAGAACGACAATAAGTACGAGCATCCAACGTAAATCGAACAGGGCGGTAAGTGCTTCCGTGCTCATGGTGCCGACCACAAAAGCCTTGCCTGTACTTGTAGTGATATTTCCTGCCATTTTTATTATATTGTGTTTTCGTGTTATTCGATTGTTATCCAAATCTGTTCTCCTCTCTCATCCGCAGCTTTCAGAATAGGGTAGAGCTTACGGAACGTCGCCGTTGAGTTTAGCACCTTGCCCCTCTCCTTATTCTCGCCGACAAGGATACAGCCCTCCGTGTCCTTCGCCGTGTTACCGATGTGTATCAGCACACCTTGGTAGCCGGGCGTATTACACAGTCGCGGCAGTCGGCCCTTGCAGAACAGATACTGCGCCCGACCTCCGAACCTCGGCGACACCGTCTTCATGTCTACGAGGTATCTGCCTGTAGGTATGGCGGTTTCGCCCTTGATTTTAACTCCGCATATCTGCGCAACTGACATATTAGATGTCAGTCCTCTGTCCTTGTCTTCGAGCGTGTCGCAGATGTATGCGCCGTCAACGTACATCTTACCGATGGTGTACGCCTCCTTCCTTGCTATTCGTTTTAACTTGATTTCCATACTGTTTTAGATTTAGATAAATAATGTTGTTACGATGTTGAGTATCGCGCAGCACTCGGCGACGAACAGCCAGTAGCGGCGCTTCCAGATGCAGAGCACGCCTGCAAGCACGGCAAACAATACAGTAGGCAGGACGTTGATGCTACACGCCCACGCCACGCTCGCTATTGCCGACGTGATAGCTCCGCACTTGTGTATTGTGCGCTCTCCCTCGTCGAGGTACGCAGGAGCCGCACCTACAAAGATGATACCCACGCAGGTAAGGAATGCCATGCACTCCAAGCCACCCTTTGAAAGCATGAGCGGCAAAAACGACGCTCCGAGCGTCACCATGAGCGCCGGAAAGAGCCAGTCTTTGTCTGCGAGGTAATACACCTCAGATAGCATCGTAGGCACTCGTTTTGCCACGCAACAGCTGAAAACGTACAGCGCAAGAGCGAGGAGTATAATGATAGCTAATGTCATCATGTTACACCTCCATCTTCAACTGCGCAGGGTAGCCTGCCGTGATGTCGTACTTCTCTACCTTCTCGATGCTCGTCAGTTCGCTCACTGCCTTCTTGTGCGCTGCCGTCACGTTAAAGCACTCCAGGGCGTACATCTCCAGCGCCGAAAGTAGCTGTATCGCCGTGTCGCAGGGCACCTCCATCTTGCTCTCGCCAAGCCACAGCGTCGTCGTCGGCTGCCCCATAGCCTTCGTGATGCTCGTGGAGTTCATAAGTCCGACACGTGTCGCCTTGTCGAGCCACACGGTTGCGCCGTTCAGCGTAAAAACGTTGACAGCGGAAGATGTGTCGTAGGCGTCTATCTCCGCTATCTTCTGTGCCTTTGCCTGTTCCAACAACTCCTCTACCGTTGGCTCTGGCTCTACATACTCTTTATACCCTGCCAACATAAGCTGCTCATCGTTGGGGTTACACACCACGCATCCATTTAACTCTATGGTGTCAGATGCAAAGACACCGTTCTTAATCCATCGTTTGCTGGTCATAAATGAGTTTTTTAAATCCATAAAACTTTTTACCTATAGTCTCAAACATTCCCTTTATACCATTATATTTTGCTGGCACAAAATCTCTTATCAATAACTCACCACGATATATTTTACATCCATATATCTTGTAGTAAGCCTTCATTGAGGGGTTATTATTTGATGAGTCATGTTTATTACCTATATAAATAGACAGGTTAGGAAATTTATAAACACCATTGAGTGTTTGCTGAACTATAATTTTATTTTCTTGTATAAGTTGCCATCTTGAATAAGACATTCTTATTTGGAATCTCCCTGACAATAATGGGCAGTCTTCTTTTACATCGTGACCTCTTGATGCGTTGTAAGCCCTTATATTAAAATTCTTACTGTCATTCCTATATAAGATATAAAATGATTCTTTTTGCCATCCAAAAGTAGAACCACATACACCAAAAGTTGGAATCGGAAAGGTCATATCAACAACCTTTATGGATGTATATTCAATATCATAATAGAAGTCAATATCTTTAAAAGGTTTAACCTCTGTGTCTATGTATTGATCAGAAGAACCCTCTATATATGGTAGGATTTCAAAACTTTTCATAAATCTTCTTCTTTCCGTCCTCATACGCTCCCCTCCGTACCAATTTCCCAAGTCTGCACAAGTCCATAGTACTTGCCGCCTGTATATCTGATATTAAATTCGTAATGCGTGTTAGCCACCACAGATGGTGTCTCTGCCCATATCACATCAGCAGGAAAAGTAACCGTTGGGGCTGTAGCTCCAGTGTCAAAACTGCCTTGATACTCATTGCAGATAGTGGTGTCAGTAGGAGCAGTCAGAGTCAGCGTCAAAGACTCGCCAACGGTAATGACATACACCTTGTTGGCTTCCATCGCTACAGTATCACCGCTTGCTGGAGTCTCAACGACAGGAAGCTTTACTATATCAAGATATTGATTCAGCTCGTTAGCCGCATCAGTAGCAGGTTTCTTTAAGTTCTCAATCTCGTCGGTAGTAAAATCATCGTAAGTGAATGGGTCGCCTTTTACGCCTTGTATACCTTGTTCTCCCTGCGCTCCTGTATCACCCTTTACACCCTGTTCTCCTTTAGGACCTTTTAATGCAGCAAGTTGTTCTTCTGTAAAATCAGAATATTTAAAAGGATCACCTTTCTCACCAGCTTTGCCTGGAAGTCCCTGTTCTCCACGTTCCCCATGCAAACCCTGCTCTCCTTTTAGACCAGTGAATGCAAATGCAAAGTTCTTTGCTTCATCTGTGCCAGAAGTAGTTACTGTAACGTGTGGTGTGCCTGTTGAATTGTCTACTGTTGCAACAATCTCACCAAAACCAGCAGGAGTACCATCAGTAACATTAAGGTCTAATGTTTTCTTTACACCAGTTCTGTCAGTTACCTCTAAGACATTTTCTTCTGTGAGTGTAGCATTTACCTTTTCTGCGGCAGCTGTGGCAGCCTTGGAGTTTTTCAGAGCCTCGTTAGTCTTATTAATAAGGTCTGACAATTCCACGGTCGGAGGCAGGATAACAAGCGCTGTGTTCATCTCTACCGAGTCCTCACCCTCGATAAGCTCGCCGTTGAACGCCGTGTCGCCCGAAGCATTGTTGTCAACAATCGCAAACTGCTCGTACTCGTTCGAGCGCCAGTCGTTGCCGAAGATTTTGCCGCGCACTTCGAGGGCGTATGTACCCACCGATACAGCGTCGCCTTCCACACGCGCATTGATGATATTGTCCTCCGCTGTGTCGATGCTGTAAGCGAGGTTCACACGCCGATACTGGTTCACGATGTTCACAACGATGTCCGTGCAGGCAGGCAGCGGAAAAGCCACCTGCTCGCCGTTGACTATCTTCTTTACTGGTATGCGCAAAGTAAAGTCGTTACCTCTAACTATTTTCTTCATATCTTATTCTTTTGGTTGTTCTTCTTCTGTTGTTGTCGGATCGTCGGCTGTAGGTTCTCCTCCTTCGTCCGCAACCGCTCCTCCTCCTTCGTCGCTGTGCGCTATTGGAGCTGTAAATGGTACGTTGTAGCCGTTCCACACAATCGCATACGTATTAGCGTTTGAGACATACACCAATTCGCAGGTGAGAACTGCCATCCATCCGCTTTCAAGCCAGTAGGGGCGAGCTGTGTTGCTACCTCCAACGAGCGACGTATAGCCAACGATATTGATTGTTGTCGCCGGACTTGTGTTGTTTCTTATAACGAACACCTGCCCGAGGTACGTCGCCGCTTCTTCGCTTGTCACACCAAGGCTGGCATTGCTTGCGTTTGGATTGTGAAATGGCAGAATTATTGTCGGGTAGTTACCTCCCGTCTTTTTGCCGATGTCGCCCGAAAGCTCAACAAAGCTACCTGCCTTTACAAAGTTTAGTCGGATATATCCATTGATCGAGTTTTCTTCTGTGTAGCCTTCCAACTTGTCGGGGGTAATAATAGTCTTCTTCTTACGTATCAGTCCCGAGAACACGCCAGCGCCAACCTCTAACACACCTTTCTCGTTCACGCTCGCAGTCACCTCACCGCTGTTGTTCTTGACCATGAACTTGTTAGCCGTCGCCGTTATCTTGCCATTCTCGATGTCAAAGCCTGTGCGCAGTAGCTTTGCGGCAATGCCACTGTCTTCGATAAAACCACTCTTGCCCTCTATCCAATCGGTAGGCGTTGCACCGACCTCTAACTTCGGCATTGTCACCCACGCCTTACCGCCTTGCAAACAACGGATTAAGACATAATTAGGTATGCCAGTGCCCTCAGAACGCCAGTGTACCCAATAACGCTTCCACTCGCTTGTAAGAGAGAAGCGACGACCTCCGTCGGCGTTACTTGTCGTTGTATCGCGCTCGCTGTCCTCGGCGAATATGCTTAGATTAGAACCACTCCACATGTATGCGTCGATGCTGCCGGAACCTTTTGCCATAAAGGAGAGTATGTAGTCCTCATCTTTTTTGATGATGGTATTCACGCTCCATTGCGCCATCTCAATGTATTTGGAGGCTGCGTTGGCATATATTACCGAGCATCCGTTGTTGTACGACTCGTTAGTTACCACAGACGCATCCATTCGCATCAGATTGCCTGTCTTATTAAACGTGCGCGTATTGTCGAGCAGGTTGCCCCCGATGTAGTCGTAGTCGTCAGGCGATGCGCTCCAACACACAAAGTCCTCCGCAGTGCCCTCTATGAGGATAGGGTGGGCGATGTACACCTGCTGACTCGCAGTAGATGCGTTAGCCTTTAGACACGCCACGGAAATCCACTCATAAGGAGCGTTCGCTGCAACGGTAAACGTCTTCTGATACAGATACCAGCCGTCGCTTGGCGTTATCGTTACGCCGCCTAAATACGCACTGCCGTTAGGACCGGTATATCCACCTGGTCGCGACGTGTCGGTTGCCGAGCTATGCCATATCGTCTCGCCCACAATTTCTACTCTGGCAGACTTCGTGCGTGCCCAGAAAGCCAGCGTGTACGTCTTGCCCTTGGTGACGTGTATGTTGTGAGAGTTCGCCGCTCCACCCCATTGCACACCGCCTGCTTTAGCTTCTGGTGCGAATATCACATTAGCACCCTCATGCGCCGACGTGCGATATATCTTAGAGCGCAGAAGAAAGAAACCCTCGCCTTGCTTGCGGAACAACGAGCCGACGAGCAGGTTACGTCGCTCGGCAAGAGTGTAGCCCACCTTCATCGCTATCTGTGTAGCGGTCTGTGTTATAGAAGAGCTAACAGTTGCTATTTGGTCGTTTACATCCTTCTTGGTAGAGTAGTCTCTCCTAACCTCTGTTCTTATATCATTTGCGGTCTGTGTTATCTGCGACTGCGTGCTTTTTATCTCGTCGTCAAGCTCTTCTTTGTTTCTTTTGACCGTTGTTCTGAGCCCATCCACGGACATCACAAGCTCCGCAAACGACTGCGTGCTTTCTATCTCGCCATTAGCCTTGCGCGTAACGAACCTAAACTTATCGGCTATGGCGAACATCTCGGAACGCGATAGGACAAAGACCTCCTTGTTTTCTAACGAGTAGCTATCTACGCCTTCGTACATCTTTAACGATGGCGCATCCGCTCCGTATGCCGATAGAACAACGACTGACTGGCGTGCCGTGTCCGTCGTATTGCCCATCTGTACAAGCTCGTCACCTGCCTGCGGAATATCGCTGCCAGTATCGCAGAAATCAGCAAGCACATCAATGAAATCTTTGCCTACCTTGTACACCTTACGCCAGTAGTATCTGTTCTTCACGTTCTCATTCACGCCCTCCTTGACGTTGAACGTCTGACAGCGCACAAGGTCGTCCTCGACGAACTGGTTCTCAATCTCTTCGTCGCCTTTCTTCTGCGAGAAGTAGCAGCGGTAAACATTGTAGCGCAGAGGAAGAGCTTCATATTCGGGAAGATACACACCCTTCTCAAAATAGACCACATTGCTAATCTTCATGGCAGCAGGCGACAGAACAATCTCACCACCTACGCTTTGAAGCTCTCGGATTACGAGCCTTACGAACTCCGCAGCCTTGCGCACAAGCAGGCGGTCTACCTCCAAGTAACTGTCACCACTTCCGTTGTAATCACCAAGTTTAAAACCAGAGCCGAGCGCACCCGAACGGAACGCAGCCGACACAATCTCTTTGAGAGTTGCGATGCCGTCAGAGGAGATGCCGAGAGGGTTATCTACAGCTTTTGCTCCGAATTTCAGACCTTTGACAAAACGAATGATTCCTTGTGCAATATCGTCTTCGATCTTAGAGAGAAAATTGTTTCGTGTTCTACGTGCAGAATAAACATTGCTATCAGTTTCTGGTGTAACGTCATTTTCCCCTATAACATACACACCACTACCTCCGTTTGCATCCGCTACTTGCTTTCCGCTGACAGTTATTGACTCAATCTTGTCTTCAAGTTGTCCAAGCCTACTGTACGAGGCTTTTTCTCCTATGATATAAGTCGGACTATCGTATGGTATATCAAGCTTTATCTCCATTCCTATAATGCGAGAATTGCGATAATGTTTACCATTTGCGTCAGTATCGGCAAACATGGGATTTATCAGCTTCACCTGTTCACCGAGGGGGTGATAGTCGTATGTTCCATTGTTATAGAACTTTTCCCCATCCATTACACACGTAAAATTGGAATTGTCTATCATAGACTTCTTATAGTAAGTCTTTGCTCTTTCAAACAAGGCTTCTCTCGCATCTTGTATAAGGTTTGTTTCTGTTATCTTGGTCGCGTCCCAATTATACAGAAAAAACTTATCATTAACTTTAGGGCATAATGTAGTGTCTGGAAGTTTTCGCCCATAGTTGTCATTGGCAACAATCTCAAAGTAGTTAACACCACCGAGTATCTTAAAGCTAATCTCAAACTCCATTCCAATCAACGCACCACTCTCAAACTTTATCATAAGAGTAAGATTGTGCTTAATCCAACTCTGTTTAAATGATGTCGCAAATGAATCGGTAGAAGTTACTTGCCAAAAAGTTTCTGTTGTTGTCGTTCCATCGTTATTCTTTGCAGTTTTATCATATGTCTTTATATTGCTGATGGTACAACTTACCTTTGGGTATTCATCATCAAACACTACAACACCCTCAATTGCCTGCCCATCATTTTTTACAACATTAGTATTTTCAATGTATCCGTCTTTTGAATAGAACCCCTCAGAATCTTCTTTTTTGTTAGGTAACATCAGATAATCTGTCGCCACCCCATCTATGGTAACATCTTTTTCTGCACCAGTGAAGTAACCGCTAGGTATGTTCTTGTCAGAGCCAAAAGCGTACAAACGGGTTATGTAATCTGATTTTGAGTCTGATTGTGACATTGACAGCATATTCACCCCCTGCTCAAAGACAGTCTGCCCAGTCATTTCGCAATAGCCAAGATAAATCACACTACCGTCTATCCACCACTCGCATTCAAGGGATTCTGCAATAGTATTGAGGGCTTCTATTATGCTGATTGAGTTGTACTCTACCAAGAAGCGCTTTTCAACATCGAACACAGACTTATTGTATGTCGTGTAATCAACGACGAAATCTTTTCCATTATATTTATAGCCAAGAGCCTTTAAGTTGTTTAAAACAACGTTGAGGTGCGCCGAGACATGTGTTGTAAGCTTGAATGAAGTTTCATTTGCTCCATGCTGAGGACGGTACTTGCAAATTTTGTTCTTCCATGCCATGTAGTAAGCATCCATCTGCATCTCGTAGTCATAGCCGTCTGTCGTGCTATTGTATTTCGGAAAGTACGCTGATGTTAGAACAAACAAACCAAAGTCTGGAATCTCTACAGAATCTCCAATCTCAAAATAGACTGGATTTTCCGTAGAGAACTTTAACTTTATGTAGTGGTTCTCCATGAGCTGTCTTGACATCACGGAACCTTCACACAAATCTTCTATTGTGAAGAAATTTTGGCCGTTTCTATAAACCTGTATCATACGCTATATTTACTATTTTCACCTCTGTCGCTTGGATCGGGCTCGTTTAGTTTTAGACTAAACTTTGCCATCTGGCGATTGAACTGACTAAATTGTGTACAAGATAAGTAAGTACATCTATACCATACATTCGGCAGGAATGACGTGTGAATAATCAATTCGCCGGTGGACAAGACTTCTTCGCAGAACTTGTAATAATTCGACATGAATGTCTTTTCGTCTTTCGCATGAATATTGAAGCCTATCGTAACATCGCGCTCATCAAGGCATGGATTGTGCTTGATTACATGTTTACCATTCTTATAGCGATATTTATTACTGATAAACTCCTTGCTCGGAGCTGGTGTCATTAATGCGCTAATTGCTGTGTCATCCATAAAGATGCCGTATTCAGCGTAAGCGTTTTTCCCATTTATGTATAGTTGTTCTTTAATCGTCATATTTCCTTTAGTCTCTTGTTTATGTCATCAATCTTTGAACCAAATTCGCTATACGTGAGTTTGGCATACTTTACCATATCCTCTAGATAGCTGTTTGTCATTATCATCATGTTTCGTATCTCTGTCACAGCGCCATTAGTTGAGATTCCAGTTGATATTATCGTCTCCATATGCACAACAGCGGTGATCATACTTGCCGATATGCTTTCTCCTGCTATCTGTAAGGCAGTAAATCGACCATTAAGTTCATCTGCAGTTTCTTGCCCCATGGATTGCCAACCTCCGCTTGTTGCCTCCTGTGAAGATGTGCCAGTGTATCCTGTTATTTTTGCTGCTTCGTCTCGGAATTTTATGCCTTTATCGACTATTCCATTCCATTTATTGGTTAGATAGTCAACTTCTGTTTCTGAAAGACCGTCCTTGGCAAGTTTAGACCATTCATCATAGAATTCCTTCAAATCCTTATCGAGGAGGTCTCCAATTTTAGCATTAAGCACAGACTTCATGAGGTATTTGGAGAAGTCGTCCGAAAAGTCTTCTGCGTCCTTATCCATATCCATCAATGCGTCAAAGAAGCTGCTCTTCATGTCATCAAACGACATCTGGGTGTATTTCTCGCTCATTTGCTCATTGAGGTCATTGACAGCATCAGCATACTTGTCGATATAGTCTTGTATCATACTCGGCAACTTGTCAGAGCGACCTCCCTTGCCGCCTTCTTTTCTATATTCATTGAGAATCGACATAAACAAATCTTTGTCTGTGTCGCGGATTTTTTTCATCTCTTCTGGAGATAGAGAAAGGAAATCCTTGCTACTTTTTACAGTCTTGCCAAGGATTTTTGACACTTTCTCCATGTCTTTTTTCCAAGTTTTATTGTCGTTAACAGAAGAATGGAGGGAAGAACGCCAAGTGCCATGCTTGTTCGCCTCTGCCTTCATGGCATCTGATGCGTTTTTCTTTTGTGCATTTATAAGCTCTACGGCATCCTTATATACCTCTTGTGCTCCCGTTATGGAATTTGTACCCTGTAGTGTATCATTCAGTTCTTCAAGACATGAGGCAAGTACGTCATTCTTTTGATTAAGCTCATCTATCTTATCCTGCATTTTTGCTGTATTGTCTGCGCCGATTCCTAAGACATTTGAAAACCCTTGTAAGGCAGAAATCCCCTTTGTTAAAGCTCCAATGTAGTTGCCGCTCTCAAAGTCTGCAACAGCACCAGCGGAGTCATTTAAAGCTGATAGACCTTGACCAATTTTAGCAGATGCTTCATCCATGCCAAGGCTGGAGAAAAGTTCTGGTAGCTGGTCTATACCACTTTTGGATATAAACTCCTGCGCATCAGAGAACCAATCGGCTATTTGAGCCTTGGTTGATTTCTTTGCTGCGTCCTCTTTGTCCTTCGCTTCTATAGTGGCTTTAGCGGTCTTTTCTCGTGCTTTAGCCAGCTTCCCTTCAAGCACAGCAAGGTTTGTCAGAATGGATGACATTTCCTTGTACTCCTTGGTAGACTTGTCTATGCTCGCCTTGTCTATATTAGCTTGTATGCCTGTGGTATCATCTCCGATAGCGCGCACTCCAAGATCTGCTGCCTTGTGGTTTGCCTGCTTTAAAGCTTTCTCATATTGTTTTTCAATGTCTGCTTCTTGCAATTTTGCTGAATTGAGGGCTTCTTGCGCTTCTTTAGCTTCATTGATACGACGTATGTTTTCCTGCTGCTTCGTACCTATAAAGTCGAATATTCCTCCCTGCTTGCTTATCTCGGCATTGATATCGTTGATTTTCTCCTGTACCTTGGATATATCAGAGACATCAGTTAACTTACCACTTTTTAATAATGACTGTAGCTGTGCACGCAAGGAAACGAGATACTCCTTTGTGTGAGATGAGAGGTCTGCAAAGACATTCTCCCAGTCTATTTGTTCAAACACATCGCTTGCATCTATTTTCTTCAGCTCGTTGTCACGCTGGTTTGCAAGCGATGCCTTTTGATAAGCATTTTCGGCTTTGGCTATCTTGTCCGCGTACTCTTGCGTGATTGCGAGTTTCTGCTGCTGAACGCTACCATACTCCTTAAGATATTCATAGAGGTCATTTCGCTCTTTATCTGATGCTTCCTTGTTGACTTCTCTAATCTTTTGTTCTTTATTAAGACTGGCAAGGTATTTCGCCTCACTAATTGCCTTTGACTGTTTTTTGGTGAGTGATGAGGCTTTACCTGCTTCCTTGTTTTTCTTCTTGAACTCTGTCTCTTGCTTTTTTATTTCTGCTATACGCTTCTTATAGTCATTGTCAATCTCCTTTAGTTTCTTTTCCGTTCCTTCGCGCATAATGGAGATTTCATCGTCCATATTCTTCTGGATAAGCTCCTTTAAAGCATTGCTCAACTCTTCCTGCGCTTTTCTCTGTTCCTCCGCCCTTTTCTTTGCATCGGTCATCGATTTGTTTGCCTTGCTTGAAGCCTCAGATATGCTTCCCCAATACTTTTCGTATTCTTTCTTTTTGGCATCGAGGTCTTCCTTCGCATTCTCCCAATCTTTGTTAGACCCCTTTCTTGCCTCTTTCTCTGCCTTTACAGCCGCTTGATAGTTAATCTTTGCTCGCTTCTTGGCGGCTGCATACGACTCATCCTTGTTTGCTTCTTCGTATTTACCAGTGACATAATTAAAATGGCCCTTTGCCTTGTCTGTCTCGTCCTGCAATTGCTTCATCTTGAACTGTATCTCAACTGGTATAGTAAACACTCCCTGCTTCCACGCTGTATTTTTCCATCTCTTAATGTCTCCAAGCAATTCTTGGTATTTATCAAGCGCTTTTTTCTTATCTGCTGTGAATTGGATGGGGTGCTCTTCCTGCTCCTTCTTGAGGTCGTTGACCTTGTCTTCAAGCTCCACTATAACCTTCTCGGCATTTCTTCCTTCGAAAGGAATATTTGTAGGCTTCTTCTCTATATCGTTTTTCATTGCAAGGGCGAACCTGGACAGGTAGTCTAATTCATCCTTGCTTTGCTTATAGTCCTCCTCGGCAAGTTTGACATCTATCTGTGTAGGCGTTTCCAGTTCATCCTTCGCTTTTTGTATTTTGTCAAGTTCGCTTTGTAGCTTTACCATGTACTCGAAGATGGCGTCGTTTAACTTTTCGTCTTTATTAAATGACCAGGGAGCTTCGATGCCATAGTTATCCTTTAAGCCTTGCACAGCAGCACGTCTTGCGGAGCCTGCTGCAGCAGACGCAGAATTATCTTGCAAGGCCTTTGCATATTCTTTTAGTTGTTTTATCTGTGCCTTTAACCCCACCTCGCGGTCTTTGCCGGTCATTTCATTCAGTTGCTTGTTGAAATTAGTCAAATCGGTGTCTTCAAGTTTTTTAACGCTGTCATAAACCTTAGTAAGTTCGGGGGCTACAGTACCCAGTTCGTCAAAAGCAAGTTGTTTCTCCAGACTGGTGGAATCAGCGCCTTGAATAATTTGAACTAACTCTTTAATCTTCTGTTTGCGGTCTTCTGCCTTCCTGTTAAATTCATCCATACTTTTATTCCAAGCATTCTGCGCTATCTCTGCCGCTGAGGCTGCCGTTGAAAACTTGTATATCGTGTAGACAAGGCTTGTAATAGCGGCAGCCATAAGTACGTATGGGTTCAACAGCGTTGCGGCTGCAGTTTCCTTTAATGCTGTTGTAAGTCCCTGTTGTGCTAATGTCAGGAATTTTGTTCGTGCTGCCGCAACTGCCTCTGCGTTTGATAAATTTATGCCGGCTGCTGCTGCGAGTGTTTTTTCAACAACAGCCTGCTGAAGTATACGGTTGTTTATCACTTGAAGAGCGCTGACAGCCATGAGAACAGCTTTGTATGTACCGTATGCCGTTGCTGCTACCATCACTACCTCGCCAACCTTGCGCCAGTTTTCTACGATTGTGGACACTGCATCAAGTCCCGTATTGATAATTCCTTCTTGTGATCTGCCAAGCTCATTGAACATCTGTTCTATTGCGTCTTCAATATTGCTTATCTGACCAGTGATAGTTTTAGACTGTGCTTTCATCATGCCGCCAAACTTACTTCCTTCTGATGTCATGTTCTGCATAGCCTTAATGAATATATCACTTGTCACCTTGCCGGCTGTAAGTTGTTCTTTGACTTCGGCAATTGCGTTATTAACATCAAGACCCATAACCTTAGCCAGTTCATCAGCGATAGGAATACCTCGATTGAGGAATTGGTACAAATCCATTGTATCCATCTTGCCCTTTGCTATGGTGGTTCCATATAACATTACCATTTCAGATAAGCTTACTCCCATACCAGCTGCAACATCACCGAGTCTTATAAGCGTATCGTTGACATCTTTTGCAGCTACATTAAAGGCTAGCAACTGTTTTGCTCCTTCTGTAACATCATCTACACCAAATGGCGTTATGGCTGCGGTATTTATCAGCTGCTGCATCAGGTCTTTCGCTTTCTCCTCACTTTGAAGCATGGTTTTAAATGCCATTTCCGTCTGTTGGAATTGACCTCTGACCTGCATCATCTGACTTACAAACTTTCCTATACTCCATCCACCAATAGCTATATTAGCTGTGTTCTGTATTTTGTTTATTATATCATCAATGCTCTTGCCCTCAGACTCTACTGTCGCCGCTGTCTTGTGAACGGCATTCTGAATATCCTGGAAACCTGAGACAACTTTTCCTGTTTCTATGACAGCATCAAATTTTAAACTTGGCATGGTGTTCTAAATTTCTTTGGTTTAGGTGTAACACGGTGATTATTGAGACCTGTATTCTAAATAGGAATTAATTTCGTGCGCGTGTGCGTGAGAGGTCGGTTATTCGGGGTTGAGTTCACTTTCCATCGCCGCCATCATTACAGCTTTCCTATCGTTTCCGTTGATGTAATCTCCGCTTTGTTGTGGTATCCTGCATTTCTTTGCTTCTTCATCAGACAGATAGATTGATGTTATCTTGTCTTTAAGCATAAGCGTTAGGTTATTGTATGATATTCCCCATACTACATAGTCGTAAGACCATCCGTATCGTTCGCAAGCCACATCTATCATGGAACCCCATATCGTATTGCCTCCGAATACATATTGGTTCTTCGTGTCTTTTGCTGCGCTTACATTTGACATTCTTTCTGTTTCCTTGTCTATTCCGGTCATACTAACAATGTTCTCTAGGCTGCTTTCTTTCAGTATTACAACTAGAAGTGTTGTAAGGTCTTCGTCGTCTGCGGCTCTATTGAGAGAATTACTTACTCTCTCGATCCATTCTATGTCTAATAGCTTTTCTCTTTTGTTTGTAATGTGATATGCGAGTAGTTTACAGCATTCCATTCTTTTTGCTTTTACTACTCGCATTATTTCTAAAACCGGGTTAGTGGCTATGTTTTCCTTATTTATTCCGAGTGTTTCTAACAATTGGGAAATTAGATACATCTTTCCTAACGTCGGCGGATAAGCACAATAACGTTTATTGCCTATCGTGAAATAGATAGGCGTATCTGTTAATACGTTTGCTATGATGGTTCCTAATTCTTTCATGTGCCCAAGACAGGATTCGAACCTGCGACTCTCAACCGCTTTATGGTCTGCGGATTTAAACAATGGCTAACTTTAGACCATGCTCTTCCAACTGAGCTACTTGGGCTTATGCCGACTGACTACCCTCAATCGGCGAAGGGAGAGACACATTATACGCTTGTGTAAGTTTCCTCAATCTCAGTAGGTGGGGTTTCGCCTGCTTGTGGAGTGCTAAACTTCAATGCGTATTTACCACCTGTACCCTTTGTAGCTTTTATTACGCGCCATCGGTAAGCACAATACACATCCTCGTTTTTCTTGTTTGTTGTTTTAGCTACTACATCACCATCAGGGATGAGAGCAGAATGCGTGTATGTGATCAATGCACCATCTGCCGTAGTAAAGGCTTCCTCTGCACCCACGGTTGTATTGCCCATATACACACCAGGCAATTCTGGATCTTCAGGTTGAATAGCGAGACGATAGTTTCCTTCTACAACGCCGTCTATGGTCTTAAATGGCTGGGAGACTCCCTTTTTAATGAATAACTGATATGCAGCTTCATAGGTTGACTTCTTCGTCTTTCTATCGACTGTGCCGCCACCTTCTTCAGTCTGCGTCATTGTGTCACCTTTAGTAGGAGTAACCTGTGTTGTATCCTCTTTCGGTGTATCAAGCTTGTCCCACTCATTTTTGGCTGAGCCGACAGGCTGAATGAATATAGAGCATTTGCCCCAAGATGTTACTGACATAATTTAATCGTTTAAAGTTTTGTATTCTATTTGATTATTTATAATGTGCTCTCCTCTATCTGTTGGATAAACACGTTGATTTATTGCATGTGCAACATACTCGTCTGTTCTGAAATGTTCAAGTAGTTTCCAAGCTATTTCGCATAATTCATCTACACGAGCCGTATTCTCTTCAAACTGGCCTTCCACATCGTAATCTTGAACATAGATGTTCACATTGACAATTGCGGTTTGGTTTTGTACTCCCTCATTTGAAAGTATGGAGATAACAATGTCTTCCTTATGCGACTTCGCAGGGCGCTTTTTCTTTGTCACCATGCCATTTGTAGCATTGTCTAATACACTGCCTTTGATATAGTGATATACGTCTGTCCTTATAGTTCCGTCTGACCTCATATCTTCCATTTGTTTATTTCCAAGATAGCAAAATCCACTGCGGTTTTTATGCGTGACTCTACTTGACCAATAGCCCATGTCTTTGTTGATGATAGCACATCCTTGCTATCTATCGCTTCGACCTCTGCTGCGTATTCCATGGCAGCTATGACTACTAGGGCATAAACACGGGAATACTCTTTTGCTAAATCTTCAATCAGCTTCTTTCCTTTAGCTGTTCCGGCTACACCTGAAAGCACCTGTGAAAAGGCTGATGACAAAAATTTCTTACCGTGGTCGTATACTGAGTAGCCTATTGAACTTCGCAGGTTGCCTGTATGGTCTATCCAGCTCTCCCTTGAAGAACGATTCCTGATTTTAACGACACATTCTTCTCCAAGCTTGCATAATGCATTTAGTATTGCAGATTGCAAATACGATGCTGCCCGAAACAGGAACTCTTTTACCGAGTTTTCTGGTGTTACTATCCTTATACCCATAATTTGCATTGAAGTTGGTATCGATGAAATCCCTTAACCTTTAGGATTACTTCTTCTTCGCCCAAGACTAAAAGTCGCACAAAATCTCCGTAGTTAAACTTTTTTACACATACCGGTATATTGTATACTGTATATGAGTAAAAATCAATAGATCCGTCTGGGATAGCTATCTTGTTCGCTTCTCCTGCTGGCACAACATCGCATGAACAGCAGTATTCCCACTTGATTTTTCCGGGGTGATAGTCGCCATTCACATCGGTATAACCTTCTGTCTTGGTTTGGCGATAAAGCTTAGAGGCGTTGAAATTTAGTAAACTCATCAACAATTTATATAAACTGTGGGTACTGGTCTTGTTGGAATCTCGCTTTCCCCTATTTCTTTGTATAGACCATTTGCTTTTAGCGTTATGGCTTGACGCTGGTCTTCGGTAAGAGAACCTATAGACTTATCCGACTCAGAGAAATTGACTGCCTGAACTAGTGACATTAGGCAATCGGCAAGCGCACCTTTGTACGCTTCGCTCTTAGATGACTCGTAGTCGAAATCATCAAAAACGTCCAAATTACGCTTGATACACACGTTCTCTACATACCCGAATGGAATTGGTATGTGTATTTCATCGATTAACGCTTGCCCGATTGTCTTCATAACTTTAAGTTGTTGGTGTCACATTTGTTTTAAACTGTCCTTTCTTTACTGGAGGAAGCTCATTGTACGCAGCTACGATATCCGCATCAGAAGCATTGCTTGGTAAGCTTGCTCCAAGAGCATTAAGACCGGCAATTGCTTCCGCCTTTTTGTAGGTCTTATCTGCAATGGTTACCTTTTCATCGGATGCGTCTTCAGACTCTTTTGCGTCATCAACTTCAATTACAGGGTCTTCGACTGTGATGTCTATCTGGTAGATAGAGTCAACGTCTTCAATTACAGGTAAGCAATACGCCTGAACAGCGGTTGTCTCCATTAGTGGGTCTGTTGTTGAGTATTGCGATATGAGCTTGTAATCAATCTGCTGGTAGGTCACACCACTTACGCGGTTAGTTGATTCCGCTACCTGTCCGTAAACAAGTGCTCCAATCATGGTATTGCAGACTCCGATAACCATATTCTTGTTCCAAGGCTTAACACTGCGGCGTCCTCCATCCTCTTCGAGGCGAACAGTGCGATTGATTATGCGGAATGTTACGCCTGTCTCATCCTCAAAGGCTTCTTGGAACTTGGTTGTCGTTGGAGTTGGCAACTTTGTGTTCGAATCGTATGACTGTCCGTTATAAGTCGCTACGAGCTCTTTCGCACCCTGGGTCTTCTTTAACGCATCAAAAGTTGTCTTTGCAATCCAGAACTGGATAATTGTGTTACCGTCGTTTGTCGCTCTTTCAATAGCGTTTTTTAAGTCGTCTACGGTGAGACCGTCTTTCTTGTTGTTGATTCCGAGCTTGTTATCTTCGGGATACTGATAGTTAATACGGAGCAACTCCTTTGGATTGTCATCATCGCGAACCGCTACATAACCATTTGAAAGTCCATAGAGTAGGGCATATTCGTTTCGCTCATCGATACCTACGGAGCATGCAACTGGATCCTGTGCCAGTTTTCTTCGTATCTCTGCTGTCTGACCGCCCTGCGCTTCCATTATGCGAAGAGCTAGGATTTCGGACTCCTTAAGATTCTTCTTCATACCCATCTTCGGCAGCTTGCCGTTGGCTACGGAAATGCGGTCACGAGATTTCAATGGAACCGGTGAGTCGATGGCTACATAGTCAGCGGCTACATAGCTTGTGTCTACTGTGTCGGCCTCCCACTTGTTGTCAGTCGAGTAGACGCGGCGAAGAATTGATGTGTCTTTGTGGAGATATGTAAGCTCGTTTCCTCTTTTCCCATTTATCTTCTCAATGAGTGTCTTCAGAACGGGGAAGAAACTCAATACATACTTTAGAAATAATGAACTGTTCATAATTAATTGATTTTGTCATGTCCCCACTGTATTGTGGGAACCGCTGTTTTAAACGCTGCTTTAATGGTTTCTACTGAGTAGGGTACTGCTCTGTCGTTAACCTCCCCGGCTGTGAGTACGCCGACGTGAGGTGTGTCTTTGGGAGCGGTTGTCATACAAACGCCGACATACTCGCAATTCGCTGGTAATGAAGAATACTCCTTTCCAGAAACCGGCATAGGTTTGTATTCTCCATCCTTTGTGCTGCGAATGATTACGTGGCCACATTTTATAAATGGCTCGTCGAACCCGGTCATGTCAAGCACAACGCCACCTGTAATACCATTTAGATATTTACGGATGACAACAGACTCTTTACCAGAGTCAAAAACTTCTGCTGCTTCTAATCCATACATAATTTTACTTTTTTTGTTTTACATTGTTCCTGCCAACTCTTCAATCTCTTTTTCGCTGATGACTTCTGGCTTATCGCCCTCTTTTTCTTTTTTGTTCCCGCTTGTAGCTGCGGTTGCTCCAAGTTTGGCGAGACCCGCGTTGGCTCTTTCCTGGTTTAATGTTGCTAAATCCTCTACTACACCATCATAGAACTCTTCGAAATCTGCCTCGTTTTCGAACTTTATCTTGTCAAAGTTTTTGAGGGTACTCTTGCCGAAAGTGCCGGTGTCTTTCAACAATGCTTTTAACTTTGAGCGTCTTCCGTCTGTTTCTCGCTCGGACTTTAAACCAGTTAGTTCTGTTTGTATCGCTTTTTGCTGGGTGATAATTGCTTGTGCCCAAACCGGAACTTTTTCTTCTTCTTTCTCCTGGTCGACGCCATCTTGGCCGGCATTCGTGCCGTTGTCATCGCTTTCTGGGTTTTTGTTATTCTTTGAATTCTGAATAACACGATTTGACGCCTTTTGAGCGATCTTAAGATAAGGGATAACCGCTTCGACTTCTGACGAAATCTTCTCGTTTATCTCCTCTTCTGAGGCTTCTTCATCAAGTTCAAGGTTATCGGCAATGTCTGCGGCAATACCCTCTAACTCTTCCAAATTGAACCCTAACGCCTTACATTTAGGTTTCAAAATACTTAATACCTGCTTTGTCTTTTTCTTCATTTTATTGATATTTAGTGATTAATCATTAAATATCCCAGTACGATTTATCACAGCAGTTATTATGGTGCAAATATAATAATAAAGATTTGACTATCAAAGCTTATTTTTAAAATAAGTATCTGATAGTCAAATCTTTATGTTTACATATAAATCTAACGTGGGTATGAAAATACCTTTGATGCTTCTGAGATTTTATTCTCTATATCTTCCTTAAAACCCTTCAAAGTTTTGATAGCTCCTTGTAAGTCATTCAACTTATAGTTACCGCATTCCTTTTCTGTAGCACCTGGTATAGACGAACTGTTAGAGCAATATCTCAATGCTTCTACTAGTGCGCAAGCGACCCTTACAATGTCCGGTTTACCTTTAAGAATTAGATAGAAACCGGTTAGACATCCCATAGGTCCAAAATAAATAACTTTTTGTTTGTAGACCCATTCGTTGCGTAAATAATCTGCCATAAGATGCTCTATCGTATGCGCAATCTCTGGTGTCAATTGCTCTTTATTCGGCAAACAGACTCTCAAGTCATAAGTTGTTGCTCGCTCTTTCCCTATACTATCCTCCCTTGAAACATATATTCCAGGTTTTAGCCTTGTGTGGTCTATTGTAAAACTCTTTATCATTTCTGGCTTAACTTTAGTTTTTTACAACGATTGTATATCGCATTCTCGTCAACTCCTATTTTGGTAGCTATTACCTTTGCAGTGTATTTACCATACATTCTTTTTATGATAAAGTCCTCGTCGGCAGTAAATACATGATTCTTTATTACTCCCATTGCTTGCAGTTTTCTATGTACTGCCCAATAATTTCTTCCGAGTTTGTCGGCAAGCTCCTTTGTAGTCATAACAAGAGCATTAACCTTTAGGAATTCTATCTCTTCCTGTGAAAAATGTTTTCCTCTACTCATTTCTATCTTTATACTTTATTTTTGCGCCGGCTTTATTGTAGTCCGTGCGCCGTTGATATTATTATATTCCGTAATCTTCTGGTTTATATTCTGGGTTCACCTGTAACGCATACTCTCCTGCGCGGTTGTAAACACCCTCGTTCGAGATTTTCGTTACGATATTCTTCGCCGCCTGAACACTGTCCGCATCATCGTTGATGTCAATGTCGGGCATTCCTGGTACCGAGTTTATGACGGATTGCATGGCATTGTTCCAATTTTGTCGCAACTCCAGTGCGTTGCCATCACTGAACATCGGTCGCAAGTCCTTGCCGATTTTCTTTTGGATGTTATCAAACAAGTTCTTAAATAGGTTTACCGCAATATCTATCAGCACCATTGCTGCCTCCATACGGGCGATTATCTTGCTTTTCGGCACCTTGTTCTTTAGGAAGTAGTTGTCGATGCAGTAATAGAGCGTTGTGACGAGCGGTTTCAGTTCCGCTTCCGACGCATCGGATAGGTCAAGCCAAAGCTGATAGCGGTCGGCGAGGACAAAGCGCATCTTCGCATCCCATGTGTTGTAAGCAGCAAGAGCCTTGTTGATGCTTTGCTTTGTCTGCTGACGGTATAGCTTTTTGTCCTCTTTAATCGCGTTGTAAGCGTCTATCATTGCGGTTTGGGCAATATTGTATGCCGAACCCATCGTGATGTAATACAGCGAACAATAGCGATCAATGCTCTTTAGTATTTCCTCTTTCTGCTTTACACTTGGCGCGATAATATACGCCCTTCTCGGAGTGCGGCTTATTAACTGACTTGTGCTCATGCTTATATCGCGTTTAAGATTTGCAAATCGTGCGCTTCGCCTATCACGCCTACGACGGGTATTCCGCAAGCGTCCGCCACACGACGTTCCGTTTCACAGCCTTTTGAGCAACGCCATCGGTTCGGTACAACAATGCCGTCGCAGCCGAGGAGCAGGCGTAAGTCCTCTTTCATGTGTTCCGTGTACGGCGCAGAGTCGGACAAAGGTTTGCTCATCGGATTGACTGCCTTGTAGCCAAGGATTGTCAGTTCTTTCTCAATACGAGCGAAGAACTTGTGTCGCTCGTTGAGATTGTAGCCTGTAATCGGTGATGATATGTATATTTTCTTTTTGCTCATTTTTGTTTGTCAGATTAAAATATCTTCATTATTATTTGATTTAATTCATAGCGTCTTAACCAATACTTTATATCCTTCATCCTCATTCTTGATTTGATAGCCATTAGCTATATACCAATCAAGCACCCATTTAGGGGTATCTGAAGGATGATATGTCAGAGCAATAGTTTTAGCACCCTTTAATTTGCTGTTATATTCGGCGGCTCTTAACATATAATTGCCGCCGCCTTTGCCGCGCCATTGTGGGTCTACCCATAATGCATATAGTATACAATCGGCGTTGCATATATTCTCTTTATCTTCCTGTTTAACTGGGAAACAAACTTGCACGCTTCCTCGACACACCTCGTTTGTGATAAGAATATGCAAGCCGCTCTCCCATGTTTGAAATTGTACCATACCGTTAAGTTTGATTAACATCGCAACGCTTGAAGCAATACATAGCGCCCACGCGCTCGGTATCAAGCGTGCTACGCTGCTCCCATGAGAAGGAAATTTTATTTACTTTTTTGTTCATAATTCGAGTTTTATTGAAATTGTTTTCTACGCGCCACTCTTATGCTCACATGTCGAGTTGTCAATTCTATTTTACGATACCACCTGCGTACCTCGTATATAACAAACACACCGCACAGTGTTTTGATTAATGTACCTATCTTTTTAAACTTTACCTTAGTACAGTAAGCTGGCGTCAGAAACATGGTTTTGTAACGCTTCTTTGTTTTTCTAATCTTCATTTTTCTTCTTTTTATAGTCCAAACAGCCTTCTTCCATTGTCGGCATGATACATAAGCCGCCGTTCTCAGCATCATCAATAAGTTCTTCTGACGCATGAAACGAGTTGAACATTTTAGCGTTGTGATGCTTTAAGCATAAATTTATGCGGACCTCTTTTTCGTATTCGTATTCGTACCCTGTCAGCGGATTGACTCCCGTCCTTGTAATAGTCGTAGTTTGCTCCGTTTCTTTGTACCACTTGCACGAATAGCAAGCAGCGATATTGCAAGGCGATTTGTTGCAATACTTTTCCTCATGTTTTGCACAACCTCTCTCTGTAAGAAACAGCTTTCCGCAGTGCGAACAGCGGTATGCGTCTACTCTAATCATTCTCCACCTCCTTTTTAATTGCTTCGAGCTGTTGTATGATGTTGTCTATTATCTTGCCGCTGTAATCAGCGGCAATTTCTTTCAGTACGGCAATCTGTGCCGTCAGTCTGATATAATCTGCATGTTTCATTTCTCTTTGTTTTATTAAATTTTCCGCGTTTCTCCCTTTGAGAGTTTCAAGAGCTGTATAGTTTCGAGCATTGACCTGCTGCTACCGCAGTCAAACCCTGCGTCTTTCAGCTTCTTTATGTGCCGATTCTCCTCTTCTTGTGTCATTGTTCTCTGTTTTCGGGTTTGTGTTCCTCGTTCCATTCTTCCTGAAAGTCGGCAAGTTTTCTGATGATACCCATGAAAACGCTAAAACTTATAGGTTCCGTGACTGCCGGCTCTGTAATTATAACGCGGCTTTCATCGTCAAACACTCGAACCCTAAATGTTATCTTTACGTCCTGCATATTAGCCTCCTTTTTGCTTGTCGTTAATATTGCCAATAATTCCAAACTGGATGTATTTCAGTATCACTCCCAAAGGTATATCGTCAAATTTTATTCTCCCTTTTATGGGTCTTAAAGTGAACGCTCCGAGATTTTCAGACCACTCCACTGCAAAGGTCGAAATGCTACATCTAAGTATATCTCCCTCATATATTTCTTTGCCATTTTTGTCTACACAGCCAGTGAACTGACATACGGTCTCTGGATCAACGTGATATGTGGATGTACAATTGTCTGAATGTGCCACAACTATTAATGTAGCTCCATCCTCACATTGCACCAAACTACCTTCCACCCATTCTCCAGCATAGCGGCTTTCTTTTTCGCATCTGCCACGAAATTTAATTTTTCTCATTGTTTTATTTATTTTTTATGTTCAAAGCACCACTGTCTTTATGCTTGTCGTGGATATTGCCGATAATTTCTACATCGCCCTGAAAGTCGTTTATAACAACTCCGTATAAAGACCATGACACTCCATATTTGGGCGAAAAGTATACCACATCAAAACAGTAGCCGCGCACGCCGTCCACTATATAGCCAATAGGACCTCCGTTGTGCGCAAGAATATCTCCGTCGTATATCTCCTTGCCTTTCTTGTCCTTCAGCCCAGTGTTCATGCCGACTGTATCGGGGTCTACCTGCGCCATGTTATTTCCGTGGTCGTTGCTGATGTACACGCCGTCTACGAGATGGAGTAAGTCGCCATACACCCATTCGCCGTTATCGAGACGTTTGCCTCTAAATTTTATTTCTCTGTTCATAATTTATCTTCTGTTTTATCATCGGATTTGATTAACAATAGTATGCAGATTGCATATTCCGCTGACAGTAACGCAAAAAAGTATTGTATACCGAAATAAGCATTAATTATTGCATTGACTGCCGAAACTACCGAAGCAAGCCCTACCGCAAGCACTGCCAATGTAAATTTTTTATTTCTGTTCATCGCTGTTTCGTGTTACGTAATTTACTTTTCGCAAATCGTCGATTGCCATATTTGCCGCTCTCTCTGAAACGATAAGCTGCTTGCCATCTTTATCGAGAACGTTATTCCATTTCTGCCAAAAATGCCTCTTGTATTGGACTATATATCCAAACTTTAGAAAGGAGTACTCATTTTGCATTATACATGGCAATAGTGCAACTTTTCTTGCATACATACCTAATCCTCCTTTACTCCAAACGGCGCACCGTCGGCGAATGTGTATAAATCGTACATTTCAGACAATTTAAGTGAATACTCTCTCGCCTCACCTTCCTCTAAATCAATACCCAATAGGACAGGAAATTCAGCAGATGGGAAAATGGCTGATATATTGTGTAGTTCTGGGATGTTGGCTATTGTCTTTACCCACCCAAACGGCTGGTGTTTCAGCATCTCCTGCCAACACTCGTCCGCATCCTTAAACGGGCGGTACTTGGGTTCGGACTTGACGCGGTAATCAAAAGAACTATACGAAAGTCCAGGAATTTCGTTTACTTTCTTCCATTCTTCGTCAAACCCTTTACTTCTAAACTCTATCTCCTTACCTTCTGCAAATGCCTGTATTATAGGCAGTAATTCTTTTGCTTCACTACGATTCATTTTATAATGTGTTAATTGGTTTATAACTCCATTTATATCCATAGGCAGTATGCCTATATTTTGTACCTATACAACAATTAGCGATATTACCCCATGGAACATGCAATTCTCTTGAAACTTCCATTAAAGACTTCCATATTTTTATAAGATGCCCATCAATGCTATATTGATAAACTTTCTTCTCGCATCCATAAGAGCGATTTTTGTTCTTTGTATTTTGTCTTCTCGCCATAGAATTATTGTATGCCGCATTATAAGAATAGGTACACCATTCTAAATTGTTGACATTATTGTTTAATTTATTCTCATCTTTATGGTTGATTATAGGATAATTACACGGATTTGGAATAAATGCTTCTGCAACTAAGCGGTGAACTCTGAAAGCCTTACCCTTTGCGTTTTTTGTTAAAACAACAAAATAATATCCGGCAGTATTCATTGCAGGTGCTAATATTACGCTTTTCTTATGTTGTATAGAACCAAAGACACCCTTTACAATTCTACCGACAGAACGAACTCTACCAAGATTGCTTACTTGATAGAATCCTTCATATCCAAGAATGTCTTTCCAATTTTCTTTTTCTGTCATATTAATTCTCCAGTTCTATATTATGTTCATCTGCGAAACTATCTTCTGCATCCTCGCAATAACGACCTTCACAAAGTGTCTCGGGTATACCCAATTTGTAGGGATGGTGCCCTTTCCTGTGGCTTTGCTACGAACTCTAATTGTCCTTTGCATAGTTCTAACCTTTCAATCTGTTTAAGAATGATACATAATACTTATGGTTGATGTATTCGTACTTAAATTCAAGCATATCATCGTCTGAAATATCGCCCATGTCATTTATAATAAGCGTTGGGAAATCGTATGATTCACAAAAGCCGTGGTCGGACAAATGACCGTCAAGCTCCATTTGGTCTTTCGTGGGCGCATCACAGAAAAAGTAATCAAGGCTTGCTTTGATATGGTCGTTGAGCCATTCTTGGCTTGTCTGTGGGTCTATGTTCACAAGCTCATAAGAAAGTTTTGCCTTTGCAGCCATTATCGCCTTGGCTCGCTTTATTTCTTCGTCAATCTGCCGTTCCAACAACTTGCTTGAGGCGAGTGCTGCACTACTCCGTGTCTTGAAGTATTCACGCTGTGCGGCTCGCATTTGACTTACCTTGTGAAAGAATGTCTTTTTATCCATTATCATTCTTTTTTAGTTCTTCGATTATGTTATTAAGCCTACCGCACTCATCTATGTAGTAGTCTCTCTGACGCTTCAACTTCTCATAATGATTCTTTCTTTTCTCATACTGAACAATCGGATAGCGCAGGAAGTCAGAAATTCTACGCCATACGTCGAAGTAATCCTCAAGGATTCCGCGGTCAAAAAAACCTTTAAAAATAGCATACGGAATGTAGCAAACAATTATTACAAGAGCCAGCAAAACATATATAGCTCCGTCATAGATTTTGTAAATTGTCTTCATTCTATAAAGTTTACTCTCCCTACTGTCACTGGGGAGAGAGTTATTATTCAGTTACCAACTCCCAGTCCTCTGCAAATACATCACTCGAAGACGGAACCCAAGAGTCGGCACGTCCGTCTGGGTGAATTATGAGCATCTGATTAGTGTAAGCGATGTGTGGTTCAGCACGTGCCATAATGATGTCTTTGGCAGACTGAGGAAGTGACTGCATGTTAGGGATAATGTCGGCTGAAATACGAGCAGGTACTTGCTTGACAACAAATAAACCTTTGCCATTCCAACCAGCTCTGCGGACAGCCATGCCTGCTTTAAGATAAAGTACTGCCGTGCCGAATGTAAAATTGGATATCTTAGCTTTCATCTTATTTGCCTTTATAAATCTGTCTGCCAAGACAAAGTAATATTGCCCCATCACCCCTCTTTGCACAGTCAACAAAGCACGAGAAAGTGCGTCTAAAGCACTGAACTCATCCGAAGAAAGAAAGTTATCGCATTTATTCATGCGTTTTTCAAGCTCTTCGAGTTCAAGAAGCATTCTGTTGACAAACGTTTCAGACGGCTTGTAAGCCTTCTCGAATACATCTGCCGGGCTCCAAGACTGATAACCGCCTTCGTATTCAACAAGGTAGCCAGCCTTGTCTGTTTCACACTCAGAGGGTCTTACACCCTCTTTCAAGAGCTTGCGCTCGTAGGCTTCGCCCATTGTCATAGGCATAGCCTTCACTGTCTTAGTTCCAGTGTACTGTTTCATTTGTTCGTTCATAATGTTTATTTTACAAGTTCAAAATCGTAAACGAAAACCCAAGGGTTGCTCTCCCATGTACCCTTGCCGCTGATTTTGTCTATTAGGGCAGCGTAGGCTTCGCGTGGAGTCGAGAAAGAATAGAAGTCTGTCACAGCGTAATTTTGGCAAGTATAACAATACTCTTTTTTAAAACGAACGTACTCTTTCCCAAAACGGCGGATACCTTCCGCTATGCAATCTTCATCGCTTATGTCTTGTAGACGTTCGACACGGATGTTAGTGATACGGACGCGGCGCAGCATAAGGTCTGCCTTGACAAACATCTTGTTATTCCACCCTGGTTGTTTTATCAACTCCGCAGCAAGTTCTACTGGCATATCTAAAGCAATATCCTTATATTTTTGCGCCACAGCTACCACCTCGCCGAGTTTGTAACGTGAAGACGACAATGCATAATCAAGCATCTGCTGAAGCAAATCTCCTTTGGCTTCGTAGAGCCGTTTATTACATGACCTTTTCCATGCACTAATATCCTCATTTGACCACCCTTCGTCGGTCTCCAATCTTTGAAAAAACATTGTAGGATTTAGCATACGCCTTGTCTGCGTCTTTCGACCGTCAAGTACGGCCTGTGTGAGACCGTACTTGTCGTTGAACATTATCTTTTTCATACTCTATTACTTAATTCCCCATTCTTTTTTATAGTTAAATGGTTCAGGGAATCCTTCTATAGGTTTTTCTGATATTAAAATCTGTTTGCCATGTATAGAATCGCATCCCCATCCCCATATCTTACCTTCATTAGCATCATACACATCTTTTGTTATTGGACGTAGCGAATAAGTTTCTTGCAAACCATATCCTTGACATCCTTGCCCTGCAAATACGCCATCATTAAGAACGTCTATAGCATATTTATTTGCTATAACAGCCGCACTATCATTTCTGGAAGGGACAACAGCCACATAAACCAAACTTTGAAAACCTCGACCTTCTGTCAAATCGAAATTATATGATATGGCAAAGTAACTTACCTTGTCAAGGATCTCTTCCTCATACTTCCTGCATTCCTCTTTATTGAGGAACTCTTTGCCGTCTTTTGCAAGATAAACGGTCTTCTGTATCGTCTTTTCTTCCATGTTACTATCAATTCTTGTGTTAAATATTTATACTTTTAATTCTGCGTTCAGCCCCAACGCCCAAAGGACATGTTGGAGTTCGTGAACGTATTCAATTTCTCGTAACTTTTTGCCGTCAAGGTAGGCGGCAAACTTATTCCCCTCGACCTCGTACACGATATTAATGCCGAGGTCGTAATGATAGAAGTCGTACCATTCCGAAGTGCCTTCCTTTTGATGCTGCTCCTCCTTAAATCCGTTCTTTTCGAGGAGTTCGGGCGTGAGAGAGATGCCTTCAATGCTACAACACCAAGCTCCCCAAGGTCCGTCGTCGTCATCGTAGGTAGCGATTAGACCGACGACACCTACTTTGTCTTTATAGACTTTATCGGGACGTATATCGTTAACAACGCACATTGTGCCTTTCGGAAATGCGCAATCGCGGTTTGTTCTTACAAAGTCGCCTATTCTTAGGTCTTCTGGTTTAATAATTTTCCTGTGTGTTCTTTTGTAAATACTACTCTTTTTATCTTCTTTGTCATAAGGGCAATTAAATATCTGAGTGCAAAGACCGCAGCTTATAATGTGCCTTACATCACATTTTCTTCTTGAGTTATAGCTCATTTCTTTCTTCTTTTATTTGAGTTTTGAAGTGCTTGACCGTAATCCTTTGGGGAGGCTACTCCGTCTGGAATAGCATCATATGCTGATAGCAAATAATAAATATTGTCTATGAATTTCATTTCTCACCTCCTTTCGGCAGCAAGTCCTCTATGTAACACCATTTAGTGATTCTGTTATACGCAACGAACTTTGCCCATTCAACATCCGAGAAGACTCCATCTATGCCAACGTCCATAGTGCCTCTATCATCGAGCCATTGGTATAGGATAACAGCATTACCTTCGGGTTTTACACTTGCCTCGTGCCAAATAGCCTTCTTGAACCACCCTATTGCATCGTTAAATGCTCTCGTATAGGCAAGGAGGGGGTCACGCATAAACTCACGCTCTACCTTATCGTCAATCCTACGGTCAAAGCAAGCCTTTATTTCATTCTGTATTTTCTTTTCGTCAATCATAATAGTTTCGTTTTAAAGTTATGTTATTCTTTTTTAAAGTAAGATAGTTGCTCTATAGTAAGATTATTTACCCACTCTACTGCATATTTTCTATACTTAGGATGGTTACTTCTGATAAACCTTACCAATAAATATTCATCTAAAGTCATATTAATCAGTATTATATTTACTAAATTTTGCAACATAACATTTGCTGTCAGGTATATACCCAAAGCGTGTTAAGTTATAGCCTTCTTTTGACATATTAAGAATATCTTCACACAATTCAGACGCTTGGTACTGCATAGAATATTTAAATAATATAAATTCATCCATATAATCCTCAGCATCTTCTATTGGATAGACAGTTATACCAGCAGTATCATCTGCTATCGTTGTTGGAAAATTTATTGTACCTAAGTTAAGGTCAGATATTTCTTTAGAAAGTTTAAAAAGCTCTTCTTTTGTCATATCTCCTATTTTTAGGTCATAACTACCCCATCTTGATACTTTTGCAATGATATTATAAGTATGTTTAGACAATCCCTTTGGAACAAAACCATGCACTGGACTTATATGTGAACTCCGATATGGAGTTGAGTATGAGAAGTCTGATGTAATTTCTGATTTGGCAGTATCTGGTGATTCGTATTTCATTGCTTATTTTCTTTATATTGTTTTAACTCAATTAACCAATCTCTAAGTTGTAAATGTTCTCTTGCACATTGTGATGTTTCTGCAATAGGAAGAACTTCTTCGCAATGCCTAATTGCTTCTTCAAGAGACATATCCTTTTCAATATAAACATGACGTTGTCCACGGTTTTTAACAAGCCGATACAACATCCAGGCAGCACCTTTTATAAATGCCCTCTGTTCTTCTTTTGGATATTTTTCTGATTCAGAAATTAATTCATCTGTTAAAATTGATACCCATTCCAACATAGAAGATACTATGTCGTCAATTTGTTTGACTGTTTCCATAATTATATCAACTTTCTTTTTTATATTATTTTTTTTATATAATCAGCATTAGAAAATGCAGCATAAACATCAGGTTGCAAAATGCGGAAAGTCGCCCAACGAACGTGTGTAATACTTAATTTTATCGCCTACTTTAATATTAGAAAAATCAGCCATTGTAAGTAGTTTTAAAGTTATCGTAAATTTCCAAGTCGTTCCACCACTCCTCTCTGCCGAGTTCAACGTGTCTGTTTTCGGGCGTTTTTTGCTTTGCGGCTGCCTTTATCCACTCGTTGGGAACAAACGCATTGAACGATTGCAAGCTGCTGTTTTTCAGCGGTTTGCCGACCACCTTACCTCCGATGTAGAGATAAAGCGGATGATATTCGCCTCCAAAGCGGTAGCAGAGAGCTTGGAGCTGCTTGTGCTCTATCTCGCTGTAAAATGTCACCATGTAGCGATTCCCTCGATGTAGCGCAGCGAGTGCGTGCATAAAGTCCTCATAACCGACATGCGTGTTCTTCTTGCCGTTCAGCTCGTAGAAGTATCGCTTGAAGATGTCGCGGCGCATATAGAACCAAAGAAAGTCCATATCGTCGTCTGACATCTGTGGAATTGATTTATATACAATCTTCTGCCAGACGTGCTGCCGGAGGTGCGAACCTCTTGCGAAGCCCTCAACCGCAAAAAGGAAGTCATGTCTATCTAAAAAAAGATTTATCATACTTAGAATTTTTCTCTTATTTTCTGATATTGCTTGGCAAACGTCTTTTCCGTTACCCATGCGCTGTATCGTGTGCGGTAGTAACGCTTAGGCTTGCCTGAAACAAGCCCTGTTGCGTCACGAGGAGTATTCACGCTCATGTATATCTTTGGCACGATGTCCGTTGACACATACGATGTGATATACTCGTCTTCGAAAGCGATATGTCCTGTCTCGCGGAACTTGACATCTGCAAGCGAGAAGTCTTTTGCCATGTTAGCATTATTTGAGATTGTTTGTTGTGCCTAACAGATGTTGATTGCCCTCATAAGGGATGCAGTACTTGTAGACACTTGATAAACAGACGTAAGGGCGTTGCTTATTGAATGTGTTGTAGTGAGAGAAGAGTTCACAACGCCATACGCTATCTTCGTTGCATCTCACTAACACCTTGTCGAACGGCTTGAATGAACACTTAGGTTCAACAACCTTAACAGGCTCTACTTGCAACGTTTCGGGGTTGTACTTGCCGCCGTAATGCTTCTCTGCTGCTGCGATGAACAATGTTTTTTGTTCATCATTTGCCTTTACAAAACATTCTGTGTCGCACACTTCCTCTTCGCCAAAGGTGTGGTCTTTGTAGTAGTTGATTGTGGTATTGAACTCGGTGTAATAATCGCTTGCCCAGCCGTCGAAGATAGCCAGCATTTTGCTGTTAGGGTTGTACACCACGTCACCACGCTTGAAGAACTTAGTCCAACAACGCATCTTTGAAGAAGGAAAGAGGACGCATTCACTACCCTCCATATTAGAAATATAACAACCGTCTTTTGTGAAAGTTTTAAACGCCTGTTCACCTCTAATATAAACAGAGATTGGATACTCTTTGTCGTTAATAACTTCTTTAAGCTTGCATTTGCCGAACATTGGTGAATACAGCTTTGTGCCTTTTGGCATATCGCGGAGTATTTCCGCAATGTTAATCTTGTTCTCCATTTTCTACCTCCTTTTCTTTTGCTGTTTTCATGCCGTCTTGGGCTCCGCAAATCTCAATAGCTTTTTCCAGTAGTTTTTCCTGCTCGCTTGCGATTCTAAGAATATCGCGATAGTCCTTCAGCAACTTGTTGTATATCGAACTTCTTCCAAGAAAGTACCAGGTACTTACAAAAAAGATGGTATTGATGATTGTTAATACTATTTCCATTGTTATTCGGTTTATATATCGAGGTTTTTAACACTATCGAACACTGCCTTTATCGGTGTAAGTCTTAAACTGCCCAGACAAGCGTCGCTATTGGGGTCGTCTTTGAAAGTGTATGAGATCGTGTCCATTAAACGCATCATCTCAACCTTTATTTCTCTACCTCTGTACTCGCTGTTGAGTTCTGCGACTACGTTTTTAAGCACCTCAAAAAACATAACTGGAGTAAACTTCTCGCTAAACACAAATTCTGAATTTCTAAGAGCTCTCAAATTGTATGCAAGATCCTGTGTCTTTTTGTTATAAACGCTACATCTCGGATGTTCGCAGTAAAATATTTCTTCTATCATATTATTGTATTATTAGTTTCTTAGTATGTGCGCCTTTACCACCTTGTGGGCAGCTCGTGGCTGCGCCTTGTTAAACTCTTCCACAAACCAACGTTCGTACTCGTCGTGGAAACGTGGTCTGTGTTGTTTCTTGCCTTGGAGAGGATAAATATCTGCGATAAATTTCTCTCCATTGTCTAATGTCAGTACAGCTTTCATAACTTGCCTGTTTTAAATCCCAACTCCTTGGCTATTGCAAGGAAATCGGAGAGCTTGTCGGGTGATACATCGGTTTTCCTGTCGCGCGAGTACACAACACCATCTTCAACCTTGAAGTAGATATTGCCATCCATGTTTACGAAGTAAATCTCACTTTTCATGTTATCTTACCTCCATGTTAATTAGGTCGTTGAAATCTTCTTCCGACTTGCAGTCGTAGCAGTAAGTCAGCCCGCCGTCAGCATCCTTCGTGAGCATCATTATGCTGTTGTTGCTATTAAGCAAGTCCAGAAGCATATCAATACGAGGATATATACTTACGCTGTTGTTCTTGCTAAACAAACGAACACCCGAAATAAGGCTTGTGGTGTAGAGCGCATACTGTTCGTTTACGCCCTTTTCGAAAGAAACAAAGATGTAATCATCTCCTTTTATGGTAGACCACGCATTGCGCAGCCTGTCAACAAATGTCTTGATTGTTTTCTTCATATCTGTTGTTGTTACATGTTAAAGTTAATTTCCTCGGCAGGAACCATTTTGAAGGACTCCACATTCTCGAAGTTTATATCGTTGCCAGTTAAGGTTATAATATCCACTGTTTTGTCGTCAGTGTTTGGGTATATCTCGGATATTGTTTCCGTTGGTATAATAGTCGGTATGGTGTCACCTTTCTCGAACACCAAAAGAAAATAAGGTTTGCTGTTTTCGTTTGCCATGTTATTGTCCTTTCTTTTGTTTCGCCAGCATACGCTTGTACGCCCTACGTTCTGCTCGCGTCATGCCGTCCTTTTTGATTTCGTAGGCTTCTTTATCCATTGCTTCCATAGGCTAAAGCTCGTCTTCCTCTTTCTCTTCTTCGGAATCTTCTTCATCGGACTCTTCATAGTAGCCATCGTCGTAGCATTGAGGATCGTTCTCTCCATAATATCCACCGTTGGCATAAAATGCATTCCAGTCTATCATAATAATTCAAATTGCCAAATTACACATTCTATCACAGCTCGATTAACTCCTGTGCATACTCGCTTTAAAGACGTATTGATGTCTCCGCGGATAAAGATTTTCTGATCTCTAACTAAGCGCTTATCTGAAGAACAAGTGCCTTTCTTTTTGCAATAGATAACTATAGACTTGTCCAATCCATTCTTGTCTATGCCCCTTTTGACATCAACAGGGAATGTAATCTCTTTTTTGTTGTCAACAGTTGTGATAATCTGCGCATCCTCCGTTATTGTTCCTATAAATTCTAGTGCTATCATATTTACTGTCTAATGAAATATTAATATTACGAATATCATCTCTATTACGAACAGCACGGTATATACCATGCTTAAAACTGTATCTTTATCTTTCATATGCTTGCTCTCCAAAATTTTAGGATTTCTATACCTGTGTAGAATTTACGCTTCGTAGCTTTTCTGATACCGCATTTTAACAAACCTGATTTCGTGTAGTTCATTATCGAATTTCTATGAACTCCCAATATTTTTGCAGCTTCAGCTATGCTGTAGCGTGACGTTGCATTTACTACTGGTTCTGTTGCCGTAATCATATTAATCTTTATCTTTGAGTTTTGAGTATTCTATTTCTAAAGTTTCCATTTCTGCGGAGCAATCTTTTGCTGCTTCTTTGATTTTTGAAAGCACTTCTACATTTGAAATAAGAATGCCGACTTCTTTGTAAAAGTTAGCTTCTGTTCCAGATTCGTTTCCTGAAAATAGGTCAAATGAGCCTGCGGTTCTTACGTTTGTCGTGAATGACTCGCTTTCGTATTTTGTTTGCTCCTTCCAAACTAAATCCAACTCCGTATTTCTTTTTCCGTTAAGGCAAATCCTTAAAATAACGCCTTTGTAGGTTGGATATACATATTCCACATTCCAGTTAGTATCTTTCAGTATTGAATAAACTCTCTGTGAACACTTTTCAAGTGTTTCATTTGATTTGTTCTTAAACTCGTTGTTCTTTTCTGTATTCATAATCTTTAATGTTTTAATTGGTTTAACTTGTTAGGTAGCGACCTGTTAGTCAATTCTACCTACTTCTTAACTATATGCAAAGGTACTAATATATTCGCATATATGCAAATATACTAATAGATATTTTAGTTAAATATACTAAATTTCGAATATTTCTCAGCATATATTTTTATTTTTGCAAGAAAAGAGTATGATAGATTTAGATGAAATTTTTTCTCACACAGATGTTTCTACTATCATTGGTAGGCTAAAAGAGAGATCTGTTTCTGTTCCAAGTTGGAGTCAATTAATTACAGAGTACGAACCTCGTCTTCACGAAATTGTGGAAGATAAAGTAGGACGACGAGACAAGGAACTGCCTGGAGGTGCCGTAGAGAAGGCAGCACGTATTCCTATCGGTCTTGAAAAATTGCTGACACGACGCATTTCTGAATTTACTGTATCTATTCCTGTAAAGCGTGTATACTCGTATGATCGGAATGACGACACTCTTAAATCAATAGCTAAAGCGATAGAAAAGATTTATACTAACGCACATATTGATGCTGAGAATATGAAGCGTGCAAAATGCCTTTATGCTTCGTGCGAAATGTTTACACTTTGGTATACGCAGCGGAAGAGGAATAAACTGTATGGTTTTGATAGCGAGTACAAACTTAAATGTCGCACATTTTCACCTATGGATGGTGTTCGTATTTATCCTTTATTCGATGAATACGAAGATTTGCTTGCCCTTTCTTTTGAGTATGAAAAGAAAGTTGCTGATACAAAGATAACTTTCTTTGAAACATTCACCGCTACTCATCATTACAAATGGAGCTTATCCTCAGAAGATAATGCAAACGGATGGCAGCCTATAATAAGCGACGAGATAAGTATAGAAAAGATACCGGCGGTTTATTGGTATCGAAACGAGCCGTGTTGGGAGGGTCTGAAGCCTATACGTGAGAATATAGAGTATACAATATCTCGTAATAGTGATGTTATAGCATATAACTCGGCTCCAATATTAAAGGTTGCAGGGTCTATTGTCGGGGAGGAGCATAAAGGTGAGACTCGACGGGTATATAGGGTTACTGAGGATGGCGATGTTAGTTATGTCTCTTGGCAACAGGCTATTGATGCTTTGAAGTATCACGTAGATACGCTGATTAAACTATACTTCATGCAGTCACAAATGCCTGATATTTCATTTGAGAACATGAAGTCTCTTGGTAATATTGGGTACGACTCGCGTAAAACCCTTCTTATGGATGCTCATCTTAAAATCGGTGAAGAGGCGGGCAAATGGATAGAAGGTTTTGAGAGAGAGTCTAATGTGATAAAGGCTTTTCTTGCAAAGATGAATACAAGCTGGGCTTCGCGGTTGGATGAAATTTCTATTGAGCATGTGATTACTCCATTTATACAAGAGGATGAGGCTGCAGAGATAGAAAAATGGATGAAAGCTGACGGAAACAAGCCTGTTATCAGTCACAAGGAAGCTATACGCCGGGCTAACCTTACCGACAACGCTGATGATACATACGATGAAATACAAAAAGAAGAGCAAGCCGAGAGTGAAAGGTCTGCTCAATCTATGTCCAACCTATTTTCTGAAGAATGACAAAGAATAGAAGTGTAAGAATAAAATATTTCTGTAAGGATTGTGCTCATGCTCGTGAATTTCACAGCATGAGCCTTCTTAATGAACCAATACTTTGCAAATGTGATTTCCAAAGGCATAGTATGTTGTTAAATCATGATTGCTGCGAATATTTCAAACATAAGCTGTGATGGCAAAAATAAGCACACCAAATCAAAAGAAAGCGTACAAAGACCTGTCCAAAAGACTGAACCAATACACTAGAAAGGTGTTGGCTATATATGCAATGCTCGCAAAAGAGGCTGCAAAACTTGCTGTTGATGTAGGTTATGACGGCAGCGATGAGTTTTCTTTTTCTAATTATCCCAAGACCGAACGTAGAGTGAAATCTCTGCTCAATTACTATTCAAGTAATATGCAAACACTTGTTTACATTGGAATATCTAACGAATGGGAAAGTAGCAACACTCTCCAAGACTTGCTTGTGCGCAGAGTCATTAAGTCTTACTCAAGGCGTATAGGGCAAAAGCGAGTTAAGGCATACTACGAGAAGAATAATGCCGCAAAAGAAGCGTTCAAGAATCGAACAATAAAAGGAATGAATCTGTCTCAACGTATTTGGAATCAAAGGGAGGATGTTAAGAAGTCATTGGAGCGAGCATTGGCCACGGGGATAGAGAAGGGTATGAGCGCTGTTAAGCTTAGTAAACGTGTTAGTAAATATCTAAATGATTATCCTTCGCTTGCTAAAGATTACAAGAAGAAATATGGTAAAGCGATAGATGTTTCAGGGTGCGAATATCGTAGTGTTAGACTCGCTCGCAACGAGATAAACATGGCTTATCGCACTGCAGAGCAGGAACGTTGGCGTCGCTTTGATTTTGTCAAGGGCATTGAAATCAGAACAAGTGGGAGCCACCCTAAAGAGGATATGTGCGATGAACTTGCCGGAAAATACCCCAATGGCTTCCCTTGGAGTGGTTGGCACGTTAACTGCATGTGCTACGCTGTACCCGTTATAATGACTGAAGAAGAGTATTGGGGCGAAGGCCCGAAGAAATTATACACCGATGTCCCAAGCAGTTTTAACAAGTGGATATCGAACAACGCTGATAAGATAAAATCTAATAAAAGTTTACCTTACTTTCTTGCTGATAACGCTAATTTTATTGCAGATAAGGAAGTGCGTTTGGTCGTTCGAAAAAGAAACGAGTATCAGAAACTCAAGAATGATACAAACTATAAGGATGTTGAAATAAATTCCGTAGGTGGCGTCAAAGCTGTTCACATAAGTCATAACAAGCACAACTATACTGCAAAAGACTTCTTTAACGGAACGATGGATGGTGACGATTTAGAAAATGAATTTTTAGAAAAGGCATTTTCTAATGGACATAGTGTTATATTTTGCGAAGAAGGTAAGAAAGACAAAACGGGGAAAGAGATGGCTGCTCTTGACATGGTTTTAGACGGCCGCTTGATGGACTTGGCATCTATTACTAGTAACACCGTGGATTATAGAAACCAACTGCTAAACAAGAGTCGGCAATTAAAGAAATTCAACTTAAGAGAAGATGTCGCAGCCGAATATCATGATGTTTGCTTATATTTCCACGAGCCTTCTATGTTTGAAGAAGAGAAGCTTATAGATGGATACAATCGAATGTTGGGAGTACTAAAAAGCAAGAACTCTAATACTCCTTTGAGAAACGTTTTATGCGCTATACTACGTGATGGTATTCTGGAAATAAAAGAATATAACTTCTAATAAAACACGAGACACCGTAAAGAAGCAAGACGGGGGTAGACCATAGAGGTGTCCCTACCCTCATCTAATCCTGGACTTAATTTTCGCTTCTTTTACGATGCCTTTTATTGTACCTTTATCTTTCGTTTGAATTTGTAGGGTTGGCGACCGGAGCTTTTTGGGGTTACGCCGAGGAAGTGCCAACCCATTTTATATTTAATCAGCTTTACTGGTGTAAAGGTACGCATTTTTTTTTGTTCCTGCAAGAAAGTATTATAATATTATTTTATTTGTGAATCCCAGTTTCCCTTGTTGCGGTGTGCTGATGGCTTAACGTACTGGTTAAAATCTTCATGCCTGTATCCGATATTGAGTATCATGATGATACCATCATCTTTGCGTAATGTGGTATTGTATTTCTCTATTTTTTGATATGTCCGTTATTATTAAGATATACAATACATGCCCTCACAACCCACGAAAAACCGAGCATGCCTACAGATGCGATTAAACTCGTTATTGCTGTCATAAGAACCGGCAATGCCGAAGCAAACGTCAAATCTTCATCAGTAAGGATAAAGAACGGTATGCAAAAAACGAACAACAAGGAAATTATTGTTCCAAGTTTTGCAAATCGGCTTATCCAATCTGCTACTTCCGTATTGTCTTCCACTGTTTTCTTTTGACTACTCGCCGGTTTTACATCTCCTGCTGGCAACATGCCTCCAGCCATAAATTGATTATTTCCCATAAATGATGCGCCCGTCATGCCGTTAGCTCAGCTTTAGTTAGTACTTTCTAATACCAACGCATCAAATCAGAATTTATTGTGTTAAACCTTTTATTTGTCATTAATACTGCTGATGTCAATCATAGTAATCCATTGGGTCTATCTCAAAGGCGTGTTCATCCCTAAAATCATCCTCCTCTGCTTGCTTGACTAGCATATTTAGTGTGTTGACCAGATGATTGTCGTCCATATCCTTGATAGAAATATTCCTGCCGTCTTTCGTGGTCCAGTAGATAGATCTGGAGTTACGTTGCCTAAGCCACAATTCAAACTCCAAGTCTCGTATAGTCGCTTTTCTCATTTCCTCAATGTTTAAATCTTACACTATATTAAAATCGACACCATCGTAATCTCCATCGTCGAGAACTATTTCTTCATGGCGATACATACGTTTCACCTCTTCCAAGGCATCTTGTGGTGATTCTGCCTTTATATCAACGATACGACTGAGTGTTTCTTTGATGTATATTTTGTATTCGTTCATAATTTGTTGTTTTGTGGTTGCTAAATGTACTTGTCTAACACACTTTCAAGCTCACATCTGTCGCACTCAGGAAAGTTTTCACACACGGTGTCTATTGCCCACATATAGGAGTTCGCTCCATCATTGAACAGAAGCCAGAAACATTCCGTGTACTTGTCGAAATCGCGCTTAATGTGATTCGCTTTATACCATTCCATTTCTTCTGCATAAGCTTCTTCAAGCTGTTTGCGTGTTACCTTTTGGTAATTTCTAAATTCTTTCATAGTTTCCTTTTTAGCTCGTATAGCAATGTTGCTATTTGCTCTTTTGCTGAATACATTTCGTCTAATATGTCTTTTATATGGTATGGTGCTCCGTTTTTTCCGTGGCCATCTTTCCCAATCCATATTGATGTTTCATAATCCACATCAAAGTTCTTTAGGTAGTTTTCCAGTTGAATTACAAATGATTGCAAGCTCTTTTCTTCGCATTGTATGGCAAACACAAAATCATGGGTTCCTATCATTTGTTCAAATTCAAAAGTCGTATTGTCAATGGAGACCTTCCAGCCACATAATTCGGCAATATTTTCTATTGTTTCATTCATAGTCTCTGATATTTAGCATTACTGGAAAACGTGGAACCATCGCATCAGTATATCCTTGATGCTGTATTGTAGCCTTCTTTCCTATTAACTTGTTTCTTTCATTAAGATACTTGGCCCGAAGTTCCCTGGAGCCTGTAGGACGTGCGCAGAAGTTGAAGTTTTCCGCTTTAAGCAAGAATATAGCCGTACCCGCATCGTTACCTCCGGCTTCTAATACATCAACTACCTCAAACTCTGTTGTGTCAAACACTTTTAATTTCATTAGGTCATTGCTGTGTCCTTCTATATACCCGTGTCCTATGTTACGGATTATCGCCCCTTCATATCCTTGTTTTACGAACTTATCATGCAATTCTTTTATTTGTTCTTCTGAATGGCACATATATGTCATTGAGCGGTATACTGGCCATATAGTTTTATCTGCAGGTATATCACATTGAAGGTTGGTGAAACGCATTTCAAAACCTTGCTCTTTAACCGGCTTGTCGTATACAACCATTTTGAGCTTAGCTGTAAGTTCTGTTTTGCATTTTACTGCAGAACAAATTTGCTGGAATGTAAGTTCATTGTGGTTGTATATTTCACCGTCTAAAGGCAGAAGACTACGGTGATGTTCAGCCCATTCTTTTATTTGAGGAACGTCGTATTCTTTCCCTCCTCTTGACATTAAACGTATAAATCCATCATTATCCTCATAAAGAAGACATCTGACACCATCATACTTCGGTTGAACAAAGCACGGGAATTTAACCTGTGCTTTGTTGTATTTTGTAGCGAGCATTGGCTTCATGTCCAGTCCTCCTCTTCGTTATCGTCTTTTATAAACCCTTGTTCAGGATCCATTTCTGGTATTCCTTTAATATATTCGCCGCTCTCTGTTATAGCTGGCCAATTCAAAGTTGGATTATTACCATATGGGTATTTACATTTTCCGCCTGGTTCTTCTCCGAAGGCCAATTCTATTCCTATGAGTCTTGCGTCTTCCCACACGTTGTTTGATACGTATTTCTTGCCACCATGAATAACATACCCTTCGCCATCTCCATAATCTTTGAACTCATAACCATTCATTTCGGCTAACAATTCATAAAAATCCTTGCCTCCGAATACTCCATATCCTTCGTAGCAATTTTCCTTCCATTTATTGCCCTTGTCATCTACGAGGTATACGGTGTACAAATCACAGTTCACAATTCGATGGTGTGTATCCATCGTAAACCAACTGAAACATCCCATAACTTAGTCCTCCGTATCGTCGAATAGTATTTCATCTTCAAACGCGGCCTTAAAGGCTTCTATGATGTCGCTTGTGTATCCGCAGATTCCGTTCCACTTAAGGTATCGGTCGAACAGTTCCCATGCGTCCATCTCGTTAACTCTTGCTTCTTTGTGTTCTGCCTCGTCAATGAGGTATCTTTTCAATTGTTCTTTGTTCATAGTTATTTGATTTTGTCTTTATCGCAAAATAATACATTTCCAACGATATAATCTTTTATACCGACGGCATTAATAATACGTGTCGCTATAGCATTATACGAAAGATTCTGGAGCTTTCCTTCTTCGTTGCATACAAGAAGCTTATCACCTATATGTAGAATTTCTATATATCCATCTACAATCTCGTTTAGTTCTTTAAGCGAGAAGTCCTTTCCGTTAGCAGGGTCTACTTTCTTTTGTAGACCATCTGCCGTTATGATTATTGATTGCATAATTGGTAACCTTCGATAGTTTCATTGTACTTTATCATTCGTTCTCTCTGCAACAGCTTCATCGCTGCATGGAAGTCGAAAATGTTATATCCGACCTTGCATGCTTCAGCAATGTATCGCTCTTCGTTGTTTCCGCTCTTGATAGCCTTAACTATCCTGATCTTGAAAATAGAAACCTTGCTCATAGTTTTAATAGTTATAGATTGAACAACCAGTATTGATAATTCTCTTTGCGTTATTTAGTGTAACAGCCTCTATCTTGAAGTCGATAAGTACTGATACAAACCCGTCGCTATCCTCAAACTTCTGGATAACATGATTTTTGTAAGTTGTGCATTTTGTTTCCGACATCTCTTCTGAATTTAATTGGTTTAACTTGTTAGGTAGCGACCTGTTAGTCAATTCTACCTGCTTCTTAACTATATGCAAAGGTACTAATTTATTCGTATATATGCAAATATACCAATAGATATTTTAGTTAAAAATACCAAATAAACCGCTGGTTATCAGTGGTTTATATGGCTTATATGATTTTCTAAATCCGGCATAACCATAATTGCACGAACCGAAAAGAATAAGCCGCACGGAATAAATCCCATGCGGCTTTGGTGTTTACAAAAAGTCTCTCATAATCTGTTCGTCCGAGATGTTGTTTAGCCATTCTTCGCATTTCTCTATAATTCCTGTCGCTGCGTCAGGAGCATCATCATGAGCGTTATATCCCTCCTTGCGATATGCTTTTAAGTCATGTGCAAACTCTGGCCATAGCTGTTCCCAGTTAGAGGGGAAGACGAGTCGGTTATTTACTTCACTCGAACGTGTGAATATTCGTATCTGTTTGTTCTTAGACTGAGTAAATGTTACGAATCTTGTTTTGCGATTACCGTACTCTTTTGTAAGGCGTTCGACGTTTCGGGCGAATGAACGACCTCCATTATTGCTTTCCACAAAACAAATGTCTGTCTTATTTCGTTTAAGCATATTAGCTTGTGCAGGCTCTGTAAACTCCATTGGACGTTTGGTGTACAATACGTCTGTTACATAATATCCATCATCATGCGCATCGAAACATATAGAGCACAGAAAATCGAAACCAGTGTCTGCAGAGTCTGTATAATTGCCAAGCATACGTGCCTTTCTCCTTTCTGGCAGTGCATCATACGTTCTAAAGACATGATACATGAGTCCCTCCATTGGGGTTGGGTTCTGCATATATTGGGTTTCAAACACAAACTCGCTGGCGTGCTTGATTTTATACAACTCTTCAAGTGTATGTTTGAAAGGCCATAATGCGTGCTCTGTGCCGTCTTCGTCACGTTTAATAACAGGTAATGATACAACAGTCCATTCGTTTGGCTCAATTTCTTGCAAATATCCGCATAGGTCATGCTCATGCAATCGCTGCATAATTATGATAATTGGTGTCTTGCGTGAGTTTACACGGTTTCTTATGGTAGTCTCAAATCGTCTGTTGATAGACTCTCTTACATTATCAGAAAGAGCATCGTCTGGACGCAATGGGTCATCTATAACTATTGCGCCTGCAAAATGGTCTGGATTGAACTGTGCAGTAAAGTCATCTATGTTCTTTAGTTCCTCCTCTGTCATTTCTGCTTGACCAGCACCAAAACCGGTAATCTGTCCAAGGGTAGATGTGGCATACTCGCCCCCTCCTGCTGTAGTGCTCCATTTAGCACGTGTGTTATCGTTCTTCCTTATTTGAACTTCCGGGAAAAGTGTCTGAAAATATGTTGAAGTTATTGTGTCTTTCACCGCCATAGAATTTTCTTGAACCAAGCTTCCTGAATAAGAAATGTGCAAAAATTTTGATGCCGGGTTTAGTGCTAGTCCATAGGCGATAAACATTTGGGAACAAAGTAACGTTTTTCCGTAACGTGGCGATATGTTTATAATGAGTTTATTCGTCCTGCCCTTTATAACGTCCATTAACGCATCGCATATAATCTTATGATGTTCGCCTACGACGTACTCTCTGCGAGCCGTGTAGGCGAACATCTTAGTAGTAAACTGCAATAGCGAAGACGCTAATAGCTGCCTATGGAGAAACCGTTGCTTTTCAAAATCCATTTATATCTTTCAGTTCGTTAATATCGTCAATAGATAATTTCGGGAATTTGAATTCTTCACCATCCTTACCAGTGACTTCCTGTATGTGCTTGTCGGCAAGACCATTCAGCCGGGCAACAATGTTACTGTCAAATTGATGAATTAGCGCACCATCAAGCTGTTGTGATGCAACGACATTCTCAATCTGCATAATAACAGGCTCAAAACCTTTACGTTTCATGTTACCACGCTTGAAGTCAGCCCATTTTTGGACTATGCCACAAAAAGCACAAAACCCATAAAGAGTGTATGCTCTTTGCATAACACGTACTTCTTGTCGCATGGTATTGCTTTGCCTACCATTGTCTCCAGCAATAGAGTTACTGCCGGTCTTTACTTGCCAGGGGTTGTTTTCAACATCATCACAGTAAGCCACAAACTTTTCCCAAAGTTCGGAGGCAGACTTTATTTTAAAAGGTCTGCCAACTGGGTTTGGAATCCTATGCACGAACGATTTTGTCTTCTGCTGTGATGTATCTTGTGTCATGGCTTCTTTACTTTTACAAGTTTGCCGCAATTCGAGCAATGATATTCGTAGTATTCTGAGGGCTTAACTTGAATGGTCTCTTCCACACCCTTCAACTCCTCTTTGAACTTCTGATCCTTTTGCTCCTCGGTAATTACTTTTTTAACAGAATGATTTGTTTCTTCCTTTGTTGGAACGGTGACTGTTTTGGGGGCCTTAGGCTTGGCATTAAGACCGAGCATGTTAGTTATGCTTTCGTCGAACGCATACTGTAAGCTGTTCGGATCGCCTAAATAAGATAATTCTTTACGGAGCTTTTTCTCGTTCCATGTTGCGAACTCTGATGTTTTGTCGTCTGCAATACGATACTGCTGTATCTGCTCGTCTGTGAGATAGCCTACACGTATGCACGGAATTTTGTCAATTCCCAAAGCCTTAGCCGCTTTGTATACTCCATTGCCAGTTACAATAACGTTGTTTTTATCAATCGAGATGGGCTGCGTAATACCGAAGTCTTTTATCGACTGAATAAGAGCACTAACTGCATTTTCGTCTGTTTTGTGCGAACCATCATGCGGTATAATGCTTTCAATTGGCAGTTCTATGATAGTATCGTTGATTCTTATGTCTGACATATTATACCTCCTCTATTTCAATGGTTTCCATATTGCCGCAGAATGGACAAACAACCTTCATGTAGTGGCTTCCGTCTTCGCGTTCTTTTAGTACGAATAGGTCTTTTGCGGGGTCTTCCTCCTCTTCGTCGGTAGATGTAGTTTCTGTTTCAGATGATGTGGCTTCTAAGTTTTCGTTATCAACTGATGAATAATCATATTGGAAGCCACCGTATTCCTCTGCTTGCTGACTAATTGAATCAAAGGAGAAATTAAGCATTTGGTCTATGTCCTCGAAGAAGAAGGCCTGCATTTCTGTTGGCACTTCCATATTTCGCAACTCTTCCAAGAGCTGGTCTTCGTCAAATGATGACTTTTCGGCAAGTTTATTATCAAGGATGCGATACTTCTTCGCCATCTCATCATCCATGCTGGAATATACAACAGGAACGTACTCCATGCCTAATTGATAAGCTGCGACGTAACGTGTGTGACCGGCAATGATAACTCCTGCTTTATCTACCAAAATCGGCTTTACAAAACCGAATCGCCTAATGCTCTCCTTGGTAGGCTCTACGGCATTTGTGTTGTCGCGAGGATTATCGTAATAAGGGTAAATCTCGCTTAGCTTAACTGATTTTACTTTCATTCAATTTCTCCTTTCTTTGCTGTTTCTCTTGCCACACGCCTCTCATCTACGACTTTCTCGATTGCGGCGTTGTACTTGTAGTTTTTAAATATTTTGGCAAAACCTGTCACGTATTTTAGCTTTACGAGCTCCTTTTGTTCAAGTCCTACCTGCTCACAAATCTCACGCTCTGACTTTCCGTCACGAAGCATATTGAAAACAATGTTCACCATACCGTCGACAGAATGACTTCCTCGCGCTCTGTTATGGCGGACGGTAGAGGCCATTCGCTGGTCAATGTCCTTGTCGAGCACTACGATAGGCAATCTTCCGCCACAACGCTCGTTTATGTCAGCAAATTTGCGGATAACGAGATTTCTGTGGAATCCGTCAATGATTACGTACTTCTGTAGTTTCTCATCCCAAATGGTGACGATAGGCATAGTGTATCCGTCCTCTCTTACCGATGTATAAAGAAGTCGCATTTCTTTGTCGGCAACATGGTTTGGGTTATAGTTATTGGCAACCACCATGTCTTTGTCTACCCAAAGTACACAGTCAACCGGGTTTACTTTCTCCGGAGACAAAGAGCTTATGTATTTTCTAAGGTCGTTTAAGAACTGCAGCTTGTCTTTCGCTGCGTCAAACTCCTTCTTTATGTTTTCTTGAAGATTCATATTCTTTATTAGCTTTTTCTATTTTAACATAATTGTCACTCAAATACTGTCGTAGTGAGCGCTCAACGCTCTGTATTCTCTTCATGCCAAAATCCTCAGCAATAACACAAACTGCGCTTGTGAAGCCTATCTGATGTATTACGTAATCAACGCACTCTTGACAATGTCCTGCTTTCGCTGTGTTGCGTTTTTTTGCTGAGCGATATCCCCTTTTAATAGTTTCCGCATTCTTCTTGTCTTCACAAAGGTTATCGGCAAGGTAGTCAACGTATTCGTCCCAATCCTTGAAATAAGGAGGTAGGTTGTAACAATAATTCGCCACATCGTTAAAAGCGTGTACAGATGTATTGACATTGGCAACTCGTCTGACAAGTTTATCATAAAACCACGGATCTACCTCCTTAATAAATCCAAGGTCGTGTATAGCTTGCTCGTGGATTAACGAGCTAACTCTACACGCTCGTAACGGTTTTTGTGTGAATTGATAATTGTAGAGTTTGCAGTACGGAAGCTTATTGCTGAAGATGTAATACCACACATCATATACCTTCCAATCCCAAATAGGGTAGAGAACAAGACTTCTTGGGGTTCCGTCTTTGTAATATCCACCGCCTCCTCCCCATGTGATGCCTGGAAGGCACTCTCCCCTTGTAAGACCCGACAATCTTGCAGGCGACTCCTCAATTCGTACACCACCCAAAGTAAGGTAGTCTTTTCCAAATAACATTCTGTGCACCTGATCAAGGGTCTTGGAGAAATACTGGTTGTGCGGTATCTCCAAGTCACCATAAGAATCCGGCTCTTTTTCGCGAATCCACTTTTCTCCTGGCCCCCATACGTTGAACCACTCTCCCTTTGAGGCGTTCCATTCTTGGAAATACGACTGAATCCAATACGGCTCAACCCACGGAAGATGCATGATGTATCGTACGTATTCAATTGTCATTGGTGTTTCAGCCTCTTGGTCTAAGAAAAGAACCGGTATTTTCTCTATTCCCATTTCTTGCATAACCTCATGGGCGAGATTTAGGACTACAGTCGAATCCTTACCGCCAGACATTGTTACAACAATCTTGCGTTTGCCATAAAACTCTTTAAAGATGTATCTAAATCTCTCAAGAGCCGCTTCGTAAACATTCTTGTCACTATAAAATATCATTTCTTCCTGTTATTTAAGAGTACTTTGTCACTGGAGTTGTCGAAATGGGTGTCCAAGTAATCTTTTAACTTTGTCATCATTTCGTTATTATTATGTCCACGTGCGGCATTGTGCATAATAGTCGCATATTTAAGTTTTTCTTCATCGAAGTCAACAAAACAAACTGGAACCATTTCATATCCAATCACGCAAGCGGCTCTGTAGCGGTTTTCTCCATCCACAATCTGCATTGTAGAGCGATTAACAACGATAGGTTGGGTAAAGCCAAAATAAAGCAAGGACTTTACGAGCAAGTCAAAGCTATCTGCATCATGAGTGTTGGGGTTGTAGTCATTTGGATAAATGTCATCAACTTTAATGTAGTCAATGTGCAGTGGTTTCACCTGTTCTACCTCTATATTGTCTTTCGCCAATTTTAAAGCAAGGTTTTCTTTAGAGTTTCTTGTATTCATCGAAAAATTCCTTATTTACTATTTCTTTGACCCAATCTTTGCTTGATTTTGCGAGATATGGAGTTTTAAATTCCTCTTCCCAATTGATAGTCTTTACATCTAACTGGTTGTTATATGTGTTGCTATAGCGCTGTATCCCTCCGACGGAACCTGGATTCCCAAAAGTGCTTCTGTATGCACCAAAATGCTGAACCAAACCGGGAACGATAGCATACAGACACGTTCCTTTCGCCTGCAAATATGCTTTAAGTCGTGAGTCGTCATATCTGGTTTGGTCATCAGTCATTTTATTAGATGTCTCTACGAAATCCTTCGCCAAGTCGTTTGGGTAAACACTTGCCTGTAGCCAAAAGTTTGTCTTTGTTGAGATTACATGCTTGCCTTTATTAAAGCAGTCCATATAATCTCCATTGGTTGGATTGTAAAAACTGATAATGTTGTGCTCAGGGGCATGAGAAAGGATGTAAAGTATTTTCTCGAGGATGTTTCTGTCAAAAGATATATCATCATGGATAATCATTCTGTGTGTTCCCTCGGCTACATCCTGCGTTAGCGCTCTTGAGTAATTATCCCACAATCCTAAACCTCTATCCATGGAAATACTTACCTCTATACCAAAAGGCTTAGCACTTGTCTCTATAAGTTTTTTTAGATACTTGCCCTCACGTTCTCTTTTGGGAACGTTAAGGATAATAATTTGTGATAGCTTTATCATAGGATTTTTATTTGTTTATTGTCCAATCTCCTCCTCGTTTTGCTATGCGGTTTATAGCAACGGCAAGTCTATTGCGATTCATGTCGCTTCCATAAAATACCTTACCGGCATTAAAAGCTGCCTCAGCGACGAGCCCTTGTCCCAAGAAGAAATCTGTTATGGCTTTGAAAGGAACATCTTCACATATTTTGAAAACGGCTTCCCATTCATCCATTCCTTCAAGTTTCCAATCCTCTGGCTGTTTTGTTCCTTGTACTATCCAACAAGCATTTTTAGGACTGTGGTAATATGTGTTATTGTAAATTTTAACACATGGGAATAAAGACTCGACCATTTTGATAATTTGAGTCTTATTACGAGCAAAGCACTCTACAAAAAGCCTGTCTGGTTTTATTTGTTCGATACATTTTTTAATGTGTGTAACAAACTCGTCAAAGCTTTGGACTGGGCATTCTTTTTCCGCTTTTGTATAGTAAGCCTTTAGAACACCCTTGTTTCCAGCAGGGTCAATAAACACACAATCTGCCTTTTCCGAAAACTCAGGAAGCTCTAATGTAATATCAGCAATGGTGATTTTACTTCCATTGTCCAAACAATAGACTTCTCCTTCTGTTATGGGGTATTTATCAATACTTCCATCATAACGCAACCCTTTCTGTT